TTTCTCAACGACCCACATGGCCTTGGTTGTTTTCCCGGAGGCCTTTATCGCTTTGGGTAGAGTTTCTTTGGTCTTTTCCCCCTTTGATAGGGCAGATCCGCCGATGTATTGTGTACTCATTGTCGTGTACTCCAAAGGGTGTGATAGTGGTTTCCGCCTCGCGGCTCCAAGGGAGGCTGGAGCCGGTGGGTGGAGATCACTCAGGGGCCTTATCCTTTGCTAGCTCATTAAGTATCCACGCCATGCTCTTTAGTTCTTCATCTGTCAATCTCTCGCTGTCAGGGTTCGCAATTATTCTCAATTGTTCGTCGGTCATCGCATCGCCTCCAAGAGTGTAGTAGTGGTTTCCGGCAGCGGGCCACGCTGGGACGTGGCCCGTTGGCCAGAGATCACAGACAACCGTGCGGTCTGTAGATGTCGAGTCTTTCTTTCGTCTCGTACTCAATTGCGTTTTTCAATTCTTCGTACGTCGCATGTTCCTTCTCTTGGGCATTTTCAAAGACTTGGCAAGCCTTCTCGTGTCGAATGACGGCCCTGTCTACTGCGTCTGCTGTGGTCATTGTCGTGTACTCCAAAGGGTGTGATAGTGGTAACCGCCTCGCGGCTCCAAGGGAGGTTGGAGCCGGTGGGTGGAGATCACTTAGCGGCCTTTCGGCGGGTACATTCCGCCTTAGTTGCCTCATAATCTGCCTTTTCGATTGCGAGAAGGTTCGTTCGGGCGGAGTGGAGGTTAGCTTTGGCTGTCTCGACCTTTAGAACAGCTTGCTCGTAATTCAATCCATACAGAATCGCAATGGATCGGAAACTGGAGACCCTGTGCACGTTTTGCGGCGAGGTCTGAAGAAGGTTCGTTCGGGCGGAGTGGAGTTTAGCTTGGGTTGTCTCGACCTCTTGGATAGCTTGCTCGTACGCTTTCTGTGCTTCGTTTAAGGTCATGGTCGCATCTCCAGTGGTGTGGTAGTGGTAACCGTCGACGGGCCGACCTCCCTTGGACGGCCCGGTGACGGTTACCGCTGGTAACATGGGTGAGCCACTATAGCCCGTTGAATATCCAACCGCTCCCGGCGGGCGTCAATCAATCGAACCCTTATTAGAATTCGTTCCTCTTCTAGGACAATAATCCTATTTTCTAAGGCGTCGGAACTGTCTTGCAATTGCTCTAAGGAAGGGGAGTGGCCCAGTAGAATGTCAAGGTTGGTCATTGTCTCGTCTCTAGTGGTGTAGTGGTGTGGTAACCGGCGACGGGCAGAGGTCAGGCTGCCCGTGAGCCAGTGATCACTCATTGTCTGCGTTGACAGGCTCGAAGATGATCTGCGGTTGTGGCAGGCTTTCTATCCATTCGTGAATTCCTACGTGCCCTGTATCAGGAACCCATTGGATGCAATCCCTGATGCTTTTCAGGTACGTTAGGTTGTGTTTCAGGTCAGAGATAGCTCTTTCAACGTTCATTGTCGCATCCTCCAAGAGTGTAGTGGTGGTAACCGCCTCGCGGCTCCAAGGGAGGCTGGAGCCGGTGGGTGGGGATCACTTGGAGATTACTTCGATGGTTGTCTTAATTCTGCTATGCGGGTGTTGCACAACCAAACTGTGGACATTTCCTATGTTCCTTTTGTAGATTTGGAGAATCTCTTCCGCAGATTGCCCCTGATAGGTTTTCGGGTCAATTTCGGTATCCAGCGTAAATGTGACTACCTGTCTAAACTTCATGACGAGTGCCTCCGAAAGGATGTAGTGGTAGTGGTCTGCCCTCTACGACAACGATAGCACACCTGCGGTGGAAGTCAAATGGCTATCCATGGATAATCTCGAAGTATCCGCATAGTGCGTACACTGATCATTGTAACCCGTAAGGTCGTTGTGCAGTGTTACCTGCACGTGTCTATGAGTAAACCTAATACTGCCATAAGCGTGGGTAATGGTGGGTCGTGGGGCTGCCCACCTCACGCCCACCCCCTCACAAGGGTGAGCCGGCAGCGTTACACATTGTAACAGACTGTTACACAATAAGCTCAGGCCGAACCAAACCCCCCGGCGTTGTGGGGAGTTAGGGGGGCGGTAGCCCCCATCCATGCCTAATTAAAAAAATGAAAAAAATACTAGGAATTTCAGAGATCCATGATATAATGAGGGAATGATCCAGGCATGGACCCAAACCTTTGTAGATAACCCCCGAAATTGGAACTGTATAGTATGTGGATGGGAAGGGAAATCAAGCGAACAACTCACCGCTGACAATCCCTTTATGCCTGTGGAATTTATGCACCCCGACAAACATCTCGTTTACGGTTGCCCGGAATGTAAATCAACAAATCAGTTCTATTGGAAATGTGACAAAAAAGGATGCGAAAATGCTGAAATCGGTGGAAAACAATTAGAAAATGGGGAACTTCTTCTTTGGTGCAGAAAACATGAACCCAGATAATATTCTCACTTGTGTTGAATGTGGTTGGAAGGGTACAGTAGAAGAGAGACTCAAGGCGAAGAATCCCTTCTTACCAAAGGAACAAAATTGGCTCTGGAACGGATCAGTTAGAAAAAATGAAATACATGGTTGTCCAAAATGTAAAAGAATAAACACTTTCTTTTGCGTATGTGGTGTTGAAACGTGCAAATGTAAAGATGAAAAAAGAGGAGTCTTATTTTCTGAAGGTCTCAATTATGTTCTATATTGTATAGAAGGAAGTGAGGATATGTCTTAATGAACCAAATGATTAGTGTTATGACCGAAGAGGAACGACTCGAAGCAGGTTACAGCGGAAGAAATGTACTCACCGATAAACAGATTTCGGAACTAAGGGAAGAATATAAGGGAGGAGAGACACAATCAAAACTTGGACTGAAATACAAGGTCTGCCCGCAGACAGTAAGAAATTACCTTCAGAAAGCCAATCTAATCCCAAAACCGGGAATGGGGCGGACTTCACCAAACAAGATGTCAAAAGCCGGCCCTATACCGCCTATTGGCTTAGTCAACCCGATTCCTACCCGGAAACAAGCTCAATCTGCGGAAACTCCTCTTTTATCTGGGGATTCTATTCTAAATGAAGGACAGAAGCTCTCATTAAAGGATAACCTCCTTTGGGCTATCCAATCAGCCGGCTTGAAGCTCCGTACCGGAGAAGAGCCACGTTCTTGCCCAAATGATCAAGCGTACTTTCTGTACATCCAAGCCACAAGCCAACCTAAGGACTTTATGGGGAAGTTTACTCAGGTTCTCAATAAGGTCTTAGATGACTCTGCTGAAAAGGAACTTAAAAAGCAAACCAAAATGGCTCTTATGGATATTGACGAGCAACTCAAGATGCTCGCAGAGGAAGATGAAGAACCTGATGATTCTCTATTGGACAGCGAAGAGGCACTACCTGCCGCAATAGTATTTTCCAAGGAGACTGAGAAATGAAGAAAATAGCGTTAACTATTGTAATGTTGTGTTGTTTCTGCACGGTTACCTTTGCCGGCAATATAAGTCCTAACCCTCAGGTAGTGGGTTTTTGGGATGCTGTGAATTTTTGGGATGCTCAGATTATTCAAGAGCAAAAAAAAGAATACAGTAATGCTTATTCTCTCTTTATTCAACTAAACTTCATGTCAAATCAAGTTTTTCTTGTAACTATATTTATTGAGTATCCTAAAGATTCTTTCTTTTGGGAATTGAAAAGTCTAGGAGACTAAATGGCAGTATTTGAAACTACAGGTATAACAAGAGATGACCTTGAACTGTTAAAAAGAATCTTAAAACTGTTCACGGAAAATTCAAAGAATGATGGTCTTGCAATTCTTTCAGACACCATTTATTCACTCTTGGAAAAGGAAGATAAATGCACAAAAACTTATCTATAATGGCTGGTCAGGATACTAACGAAGAAAAAGACTAAGTGATGGTAGCAAAATGTTTTGAAATTAGTTGGCCTGATAGTCTCGGAAAAGATTATATAACTGATGAAATTTTCTGGGATTTCCTTGAGAAGATGATCTGTAGAGAAGAAGTAACTGTTCTAGATGTAACCCCCAAGGACGAAGACAATGAAACGCTTGTTTGAGATTGAATGGGATGATGATAGTGGTCCAATGTGGATGAATGTAGATAATCTTCGTACGTGCATTAGAACCAAGGAACATATCGGCAGGGATGTTTCATTAGGTATTGTAGATGTAACTCCCAAGGACGAGAAAAATGAAGAAACTGTTTGAGATTGAATGGGACGATTACTATGGAGAGAATTATATTGACCAAAAAAAACTTCGGAGTGTTTTAGGTGATATTTTCCTTGAAATTAACATAACAGATATAACCCCTAAGGACGAAGACAATGAAACGCCTGTTTGAGATTGATTGGCCGGAGAGCTACGGAGAGCATTACGTTACTAGGGATTTAGTAGAATCGTATATGACATCTGTTTTTCATTCCTGTGAATGTCCTTTCGTTGTAACAGATGTAACCCCTGAGAAAAAGGCAGTTCGTCCTCGTGGTGGACATGATTGCGGATGAAAGTTAGGACTCCATTTGAGCGTTATGTTCCGAAGGAAATCAAGGAAAATCTCAAATGGCGTAAAAAGGTCTTTCAGCGAGTTTTAGAAGATCCGTCTTTTATAAAAGTGATACAAGGTGCCTGTGCAAAAGATCCTATTTTTTATATAAATGGTTTTGTTTACACTTTTGATCCTAGGCTTGAAGGAAATAAAAGGATTCCTTTTATCTTATATGATTTTCAGCGTGACGGATTGCTTGAAATCTTTAAGGCAATAGGTAATCACGATCTTCTGATTGAAAAAACTCGCGATATGGGAGCGAGTTGGTTAAATTTAGTTGCATTTGAGTGGTTGTGGCATTTTCGGAAGCTTATGTCTTTTTTAATAGTATCAAGGGATTCTAGGTATGTAGATGCTTCTGATAACCCAAAATCCCTTTTTTGGAAAATAGACTTTTTGCATGATAATTTGCCGGCTTGGCTTATGCCAGCGGGATTTATTAAAAAAGAACATCGCCTAAAATACCATCTCAAAAATCCTGTTACTAAGAGTGTTATTGATGGTGAAGCAACAACAGGAGACATTGCAAGAGGAGATAGACGTACTGCAATTTTGCTTGACGAGTTTGCAGCAGTTACAGAAGGCCACAAAGTGTTATCCTCAACAAGTCACGCTACACGCAGTCGACTTTTTAATTCAACGCCTCAGGGAATTAATAATGCCTATTTCACAGTTAAAGAAACAAATATCAAAAAACTCAGGTTTTTCTGGACCGAACACCCTGAAAAAATCAAGGGTTTATACCGTGCCGATAGTAATGGGAATCTCGAAATACTTGATAAAAAGGGATACCCAAAAGGATACGAGCCGGTTCTAGATGGCAAGTGGGACCCGCGTTCTCCGTGGCTAGATATTGAAGACGAGCGTGCTGCAACGGATCAAGAAATCTACCAAGAGGTAATGATCGACTACCTTGGTAGCGGTCATCAATACTTCATACAGGATCTTGTTCAAGAGTCAATTCGTAAAAATGCACGTAATTATCTCTTAATAGGAGATTTAGAATATGATTCTTTAACCTCGGAACCAGTTGGATTCCAAGAACGAGAGAAGGGTCACTTGAAGCTGTGGGTTGCCCCTGACAGAGAGGGTATACTACCACGAGAACGTAAGTATGTGCTTGGTTGTGATGTGTCGGCTGGTACAGGCAACTCAAATTCAACAGGTTGCGGTTATGACATTACGACTTACGAAAAGGTACTTGAATACGCTAATCCGTATATACTGCCAGAGGAATTTGCAAAACAAATGGTTGCTATCGCAAGATGGCTGCATAATGCCTATCTTATTTGGGAGAGTAATGGACCAGGATTGCAATTCTCTTCGAGGGTACAAGAATGCAGGTACGGAAATATCTACTTCCGTAAAATGGAGGAGGCAATTAGCAAGAAACAAACTCTTAAACCCGGATGGCACTCAGCAAAAGAAACTAAGGGTCTGCTGATCGGTAGTTATCGAGAAGCTGTACAGGGATCTAAGATTATCAACACGTCAAAGATTGCCCTTGAAGAGTGTTTGGAATATGTCTATAATATTCAAGGTCTTCCGGAACACTCTCGCGAAAATAACAAAGAAGATCCTTCTGGTGCAAAGCATAACCACGGAGATCGCGTGATTGCCGATGCACTCGCGTTGCGAGGCATGACAGAGAGAACATATATACCAGAGCAGAGTAAACCTGAAATTCCGATAGGGTCTCTGGCATGGCGTAAAGCGAAGAACAAGAAACCAAGAGAATCAAATTTGCAACTCCCTAGAAGTGAAGGTTGGTAGTGATGGCTGAAAATAGTGTCCTAGGTGAAAGACGTTTCGACAAGCTCAGGACTTCAATCAAGTGGAGCAACCTCCAACTTGAATATCCTAAGAAAAAGCGAATTCAAGCAATTCGTGAGTTTGCCGGTTACCATTACGCCGAGAGGTCAGCAGACCGCAGGGTGATTGTGCCGTTTCTGAAACTTGCAGTGGGAATCTATATTAGGCTTCTTGCGGCGAAAGCACCTAAGGTTCTTATTACCACTAAGAAGGATGCACTAAAGTCAACGGCTGCTAATCTTGAGATTGCTGTAAATGAAATTCCAGAAGAAATTAAGTTGCAATCAACCTTTAAGGACTTAGTTCTTGAGGCACTCTTTTCATTCGGTATAGCGAAGGTTGGACTTGCTGACAGCGGAGAACTCATGGGGCATCGTATTGGAACGCCCTTTGTTGATGTTGTCACCTTGGATGATCTCATTATTGATATGTCAGCAAAAAACTGGTGGCAGCTCCAATATATTGGTAACGAATATTGGATGAATTATGAGGAATTAATGGAAGGTGGTCTTTTCTCGAAGAAGAGAATAAATGGTTTGACATCAGATGTCTACACTACGATTGGAGAAGGTGGTGAGGGACGTGCCGAAGAAATTGGTCAGAATGAGCAAGCTGAGCTTTTCAAGGATAAAAAGTTGATCAGAGATATTTGGTTGCCGGAAGAGGGAATCTTCTTGACTTATGCCTCAAAAGATAATAGGTTACTAAGTGATGTAGATTGGAAGGGACCAGAACTCGGACCATATCACATTTTAGGGTTTGATAAGGTGCCGGGAAACCTACTGCCTGTTCCGCCGGTTGCAATCTGGCGTGACTTGCACGAGCTTGCCAATAGACTCTTTCGTAAGCTTGGACAGCAGGCCGACTCTGCTAAAAGTGTGCTTGGCTTCTCTGGTGGTAACGATGAGAGTGTGAAGAGCTTTAAGGCAGCTAACGATGGGGATGGAATCACCTATACAGGGCCAAAGCCAGAGAGGTTGGTGTCTGGTGGCGTCGATCAAGTTACCCTTGCTTTCTTCCTCCAGACAAAGGATCTCTTTAATTACTTCGGAAACAACTTCGAGTCGCTTGGCGGGATTAGTGTTCAAAGCGAAACAGTTGGACAGGATAAACTTATCAGTGCCGCATCAAGTGCTCAACTCCGGGATATGGCGTCTCAGGTAACTGATTTCTCGAAAGATATTTTCGGTTCATTGGCTTATTACGAATGGAATGATCTTGTTAGGACACGTGAACTTGAAAGGCCGATTCCGGGGACTGATGTAAAAATTGTTGTTCCTTGGAATAGAGAAACACGTCAAGGCACTTTTGATTTGTACGATCTCAAGATTGATGTTTACAGTTTTCAAGACGATTCACCGTCAGCTAAACTTCAAAAGTTTGCAGCTATTTGGCAACAATATATTATTCCGATGTTACCGATGATTGAAGCATCTGGAGGTTCCTTGAATGTCAAAAGTGTTCTGGAGACAATTGCGAAGTATTCCAACATGCCGGAGATTGCCGAAATGATATCATTTGCGGATGGTTTTTCCACAGATGAAGTGGGGAATAAGCCAGTTACGAAGTCGCGACCCCAGAATACCACCCATACATCTGAGCGTGTGAATCGCCCTGGTGCAACCGAGAGCGGGAAGTCGCAAATCCTTCAGCAGGCGTTAACAGGTGGGAACCCACAAGCCAGTGAATTCGCTTCATTGGGTCGGTCGACCAGTTAATTTCATTTTTCGCTTTAAAAAAACAGAAAAGTATGGTATAATGGTAGAAATGAAAGTCCACGGGTACACTACAGTTTTTGGGGATCGCTACTTCTTGGAATTTCCAGAAGGAGAGGCTCCTGATCAGATTGTTACTTATAAAACTGGTGCCTTATTTTTAGATGAAGATTTCACTCCTGTCAACAAGAGTGATTTCTAAATATGCCTATTTTTTGCTTTGAAAAAACAGAAAAGTATGGTATAATGAAGCAATGGGAACTCTCAATCAAGAATTGCACTATTCAGTTGAATTGATTCTTAAATTAGCAAAGAGAAATGCAGGGGAATTATTGCATGATATGAAGGATGGAATTGAACATATTCTCAAATCTCTTCCCGAATTAGAGCCTGAAGAAAAAGGCTAGCAAAAGATGCCCACTCTTACTTATTGTTATAGATATTCGCATGGTGCTATTCTTTACCGTGATTTCCAAATTGGAGAGGCTCCGGATACAATTTATATTTGTAGCGGAGTATTACTTCTTCGGGATAGAGAAAGAGAAAGAGAAATCGATCAGGAACAACGCGAATTATAATAATGCCCACTTATTGCTACACAGCACCGGAAAGTTCAAAAATTTTTGATAGAGAATTTCCAGCCGGAGAAGCTCCAGATAAAATATTTGTCGAAGAAAATGGATATAGCTTGCAGGTTTTCAGAAATCGTCAAGCTGAGGTAACCGGAATGCACCTCTCAGTGAGAGGTAGCGAGAACCGGACTCAACAGCGGCGACGTCAGAACCCGTGGCCCATGGAGCCGTGTGTAGGAAGTGGGGTGCATCCCACTCAAGCCCAAGAGCTTAGAGACCATCTAAAAGCTCGCGGTTGTCCTACCGAGGTATCGGAAGATGGAGAACCCATTTACACGTCAGCAGCCCACAGGAAGAAAGCTCTGAAATGTCGCGGAATGTATGATCGTAACTCATTCTCCTAACCCGCAGGAAAGAAAATGCCCGAAATTTCTGAACAACTTGAAAAAGAAATTGATGCCGCCATTGATGAAACCACCGTGGTTTCAGAAGGTGCTGTTGAAGAGGTTGAAGTTCCAGCCGAAGTAGAGATAGAAAAAAAGCAAGAGGATACTCAAGAAGAAGCTCAAGAGGATACTCAAGACGGTGTTGAAACACTAGAATCAGAGGATACTCCTGAAGATTCCGATGAGGATACTCTTGGAAAATATAGTGTTGAAGAAGATCCTGCTGAACAATCCATCAGCAACCAATCTATTATCAGAGCAATGGGAAACGGACTTACGTTCTCTGAGGCACAATCGTTCGGGACCGAAGAGTCTCTTAATGACTTCTCTTATAAACTGGAGATTCAAAAACAACAGCAGAGACAATATGAATTTCAAGCACAGCAATCTGCAATTCATCCAGATACCAAAGAGCCCGCTGATCCGTTTGCGAACTTGCCAAAACTCAATCCTGATGACTTTGACCCCGAGGTAGTTGCGAAGTTTGATTACATGACGAATATCGCCAAAAATCAACACGAGCAGCTTCAGCAACTTCAGGCGAATCAAGAGCACATTCAAACCGTAAATCAAGAAACAGATAGGAACGAAATTACACAATGGTTTGATAGCGAGTTCACTGGACTCGGCGATGACTTCAAAGATGTTTTCGGGGAAGGTGATTACAACGGCCTTAACCAAGGAAGCGTTGAATTCGCCAACAGAGATAAGATTGCAAGCCAAATGAGTGTATTGATCTCCGGTTACGAAGCTCAAGGTATGCAAGCTCCAAATCGCTCTGATGTTTTCAAAATGGCTTCGCAACAGATGTTTCCTGAGAAGTTCACATCAGTCAAAGACGAAACGCTGTCAAAGCAACTCAAACAACAATCCACCCAGCATATCCAAAGAGTAAATAGAACAAAGGCTTCTGTCAAGCAGACAGAAGAAGAACTAGATGTAGAACTTGCCAGCGAAATTGACCTTATTCTTGGTAAGTAGACACGAGAGAAATCCGTGTTTTTTAATTGCGAGAGAAGTCCGTAATTGTATTAGGTTTCTTTTTTTCAACTAATACTTTTTCACGGAGAAAACGCTATGGGAATTGCTTTTGAAAGCATCGCTGACGCAGTCCTGGTAACTCAGGAGAAGCTCGTTAAGCGTGGTGCGTTTGTAGATTTGCAAACTGATTATCAAGATCACGTTGCTGTTCGCAATATGTGGAAGCAACGTCAAAAAAAGTTTGAGGGAGGGGATACGTGGGATTTTCAAGCACAAATGGACCACAATCATTCTGCCAAGGCAGTTGCTCTTTATCAGACTGATAATTCTGCCGATACGGACAATCTCGTTACCGGTAGCATTCGTGCAAAGCACGTCAATGCTCACTATATCTACGATCTCAGGTTGCCCGATTTTCAGCGTGGTGGAACCAAGATTGTGGATCTGGTTAAAGCAAAATATGTCGAGATGATGGTTTCTTTCTACGAGAAGATGGAGGAATACCTCTGGGGAACTCCGACTACTTCTACCGATCTCATCACTCCTTTCGGTATTGAATATTGGGTCACGAAGAGTGGTTCTTCTGATGGCTTTAATGGTGGAAATCCGAGTGGTTTCTCAGCTGGAAAAGCCGGCATTAGTCAAGGTACCTATGCTCGTTGGGCCAACTGGACGGGTCGTTATGTTGCGATCACGAAATCTGATCTCATTCGTAGAATGCGTGAAGCTCACACGAAGACCAACTTCCGAGCGATTGTAGATCATGCTACTCCGATTGTCGGATCTGGCAGGGGCATTTACGCCCCTTACAGCGTCTTAGGAATCATGGAAGAGGAACTCGAAAAACAGAATATGAATCTCGGTAACGACATGGCCAGCAAGGACGGTAAAACTGTCTTCCGTGGTACTCCGATTACTTGGGTTCCGTATCTTGATCGTGCCGCTGTTACCGATGCTCCTGTTTACATGCTTAATTGGAAGCATCTCGTCGTTGGAATTATGGCTGGTTGGGAAAGTAATCTCACTCCGCCATATAGAGTTGCGGACATGCACAACGTGCGAAGAGTCGATCTCGATGTTTCGTTTAACATGCTTTGTACGAATCTCCGGAACCAAGCAGTTATTAACACCGCTGGTTAGTCAAGGAAAAAACCATGAAGCAATGTGCTAAATGCCTTGAAGAAAAATCCGAGAATGAATTCTATAAACGCAAAAGTGCAAAAAAAGGACTTTATGCAATGTGCAAGAAGTGCCGGCAAGATTACCGTCGCAAGTTTTATTCAGATAACGTGGCGATAAATCCTTCAAAAACTTACTAACTTCAACTAAAAAAGAGAGATAAAAATGGGACGATCTTTTTCAATCAACGGTCCACTGGACCTAGATAAAACTTTTCAGGAACGCGTCTGGTTTGCGGGCACGGGTGCCCTCGATGAAGGGCAAGGATTGTGTTACAACTGGGATTACGGGACTGCCGCAACTCGTGAACCTTCTCGCTATAATCGGGTTGAGCTTCCTGCTCTCCTGAATGCTCCGCACTTTGCGGGTGTAGCCGATCAGGCTTATGCCGCCTCTACCGCTGGACAGTTCATTACGATCAATCTTCCTGGAAGTGTCTGTAATGTTCACTCTTCCTTCAATAATGTCATTGGCGTCGGCGTCACGACTTTTGAGGTTGGTTCCGGTGGTGATGCCGCTGGCACATTCGGTCGGGCCGGCTTCCCAGGGCGTGGTTCTGCGACTCCGCTCCAGACTATTGACCGCAGCACGCCTGGTCCGTGCTTGGCATACCTTCATGACGGACCGCAGTCTGGTGGTATCGAGGTTATTACCCCCACTGCCGGGGCTCCTACTGCTATCGTACTAATGGTCGGAGGTGTGACGTGGCTGATCGGCACTGTTACTATTGCCTCTCAGGACCATTCAAATACTTTAGCTGATGGAACTTATCCCGGTCAACGGAAGGGATATGCTTGCGAAGGAACGTATTCGTCATACGAGGTTGCAGTTACTGTCACAAGCGGTATTCTCGCTGATGGTTCAACCAACCTCGCGGCAGTTAAGTTTAATGCCAACTTAGAAGAAATGACTCTCACCTGGCATGGTCTTGATACTAATGGCCAGTGGGTTGTTGACTTCACCACTGGTGCTGCCTTATCTTCGTAGACTTTTTGGTGGGTAGTCGTGGTAGGGTTTTCCCCCTACTGCGACTGCCAACCCTTTAAGGGATTGAACATTGAGTGAATCCACCTACGCCCTAGGTTGGACGGATTTCCAAAGCGAGGTCGGGTACTACTTGGGAAATGGTCGTACTGAAGCTAGCTGGAGTGCTGTAGTTCTTGCTGAAATTGAAATCATTGTTAAGGCTGGTATTCGACGTGTTTACTTTCCGCCGGCAGTTCCCGGTGTAGAAGCTGGCTATGAATGGTCGTGGCTACGTCCGTCTACAACTTTGAACCTTGGTGCTGGTGGAACAGACGGAGTTATAACCAGCACGACGAGCTTTGACTCGGCTACTTTTACGGATTGGGTTACTCAGGGAATTACAACCGATGACTATCTCGACATCTCAACAGTCGGTGCTGGAAGCACTGAGGTTGCAGAATATTCAATTGCATCTGTTGCGGTTGGAGCTATTACTCTCGATAACCCATCTACAAGAACTGGAGCTACCGTTCCAGCGAATGGAACAAGCTTAACTTTTCGCCTTACGCGATCGCCTGCTGATTACGATCTTCCTGATGACGCAAGCCGAATCGTTGGAGACCTGCACTATGCTACGGCAGAGTACCGCACAGGCATTCAGATTGTTTCAATTGGACAGTTGCTTCTTATGCGGGCGTCTCGTGATAGAACCGACTATGCAAAGTATGCAGCTATCCACGCTAAGTCATCCGACCAGACAACTGGAACGCGACAAGAGATTCTCTTCTATCCAAGACCAGATGCCTATAAGGTTCTGACGTATCAGTATGAGGTCTACCAGAATATCTTAACTGACGGTGCTCCGTATCCCCAGGGCGGCATGAAGTTATCGGAACTTTACACGGTAAGTTGCCTTGCGGTTGCTGAGCAACGTGCAAATGACGAAAACGGTATCAACACGCAACTGTTTCCGACTTTATTGGCAGATGCAATTGCAAGAGATCGTAAGCAAAGTGCTCAGAATTATGGCCCTATGGGCCAAGGAGAAGTTTCGGACTTGCGTGAATTCAGACGTGGTTTAACTGGCGAATCATATTCATACTCATATAACGGGACAAGGATCTTATAATGCCACACAGTAGCGGGAAAAAGAATTACACGCAGTCGGAAAAGAGGCGGATTCAAAAAGAGGTTGCTGGAAGTAAGAAAGTACCCGGCGTTAATGACAGTCAATACAGATCGGCAATTGCCAAGGGAAAGTTCATGCCTCGAACTACTCCTCCCGCCGAACAACTTAGGTTGGCAAAGCGTGCTGCTGTAAATGCTGCCATTACCGGCAGAGCCCCCAAAAGAGCAAAGCCCAAGCAGCCTGCACAACCACAACAACCACCTACTACGGTTAAGCCACCTCCGAGCGGAGGTGTAGGCGAATCAATCAGAGAGGGCTTTGGCTTAGGCGGATTGATTGGTGCTCTTACTCCTAAACCACCTAAACCTAAGAAAAATGGGAGACGACGATAATGTCAGCCGGAACGATAACATTAACAAGTGGAGCGGCATCAGAGGAAATTATTGCCGCTGACGCCAATCGCGACTATTACGTTCTTCAGATGCAAACTGAAGCAACTACTTATCTTGCATTCGGCGAAGCTGCTGTTAATGTTACTGGAATTCTTTTGAATAAAATTGGTGACTGGGTCGAAGTTAGGGGAGCTAAGGCACGCTTGGCCGTAAACGGTTACACTACTGATACCCCAGTGTTTGGTTGGGAAACTTTTGAGGGCATTAAAATCGGAACTTCTCCGACTCTAATGCCTACTTCATAACTTACGGAGGGTTTCGGGCGTTTTATATCCATGATGGACTTTTTTCTTTTTTTCATTGAGAGGGTTTTCTGATGCTACCGCGAATTGCTGATCTTATCCGAATGTTACCACCGATTACTGCTCATAGGGGTCTTTTGTCTGCTTCCGGCAGAACCTTACCGAGTAGTGCTGATGGCTACCAAACTGGTTGTATTTTCCAAAAAACTGACGGCGGTTCCGGAAGCGCCTTTTATGTGAATGAAGGTTCCGTTACGTCGAGTAATTTTGTCGTTCCTGGTTTTGGTACAACTATTACTGCGGCTGCCGCTGGTACATTGCTTGATTTCGTTTTAGAGACCGAGTGGATAAGTGGTACGATGATTCGTGCTGACTTTGCTACCTCCACTACCTTCACTGGTTCCGTCATTGGAATGGAACTTGATTTCGGCACCAACGTCGCTGTTGGTTCAGAGCAAAGCGTTACAGGTGTAAGCGTTACTTTGCCGCAAATGACCATTGATACCGCAAGTGCGGATCTCAAGGGTCTTCAGGTTGCCGTTACTGGTGCTATTGCTCAAACAACCAGTGGCACTACGACTTTCCGTGGTGTTGATATTGCAACTCCGGCAATTACACAGACTGCCGGTACTGTCAACACGCATGGTGTCTACGTTACAGGCGGTACGATTACCTCTGGGACTGCTGTAGGCTGTGAACTCGCGGGTGCGTGGACCACTGGTCTTATCATCAATACCTGCACGGGATCAGCTATCACGTGCCTTGATGTGATTACGATCTCCCCGGACGCAGCCGGCACTCTCTTGGACTTTGAACTTGAGACTCAGTGGGTCAGCGGAACTCTTATCCGTGCTGATTTTGGCACCTCCACTACATTCACGGGAACAGCGATTGGTTTTGAACTTGATTTCGGTACTAACATTGCTGCCGGTTCTGAGCAGAGTGTAACCGGAATAAGCATCACGCTTCCCGAGTCGAACAATAGCATAGCCAGCCCGGCCATAAAGGGTGTTATTGTTGATGGTTCCACCGGAACCATGACATCCATAACCAGCGGAGATCCGACGTTTACTGGTATCGAAATTATCACTCCTGCTATCATTTGCACCCTAGATACCATTGTTTCGGTTGGTGCGTCGATTACACTTGGTAATATGACGGAGACAAGTGGTACCGCAACTAATACTGCTCTCTTGATTACTGGTGGAACAATTACCACTGGTGGAACTGCCAGGGGAATTAATATTACCAGCGGCACTTGGACCGATGCAATCAACATTAGCGGAACTATTACCACTGGTATCGCGATTGGAGCTTGTGCAGGTTCTTCTATCACTTGTCTCGATGTGATTACTGTTACACCGGACGCTGTCGGTACTCTCTTGGATTTCGAGCTTGAAACCGAGTGGGTCAGTGGAACTCTCATTCGGGCCGACTTTGGTTCGGGTACGACTTTTACTAGTGCAGTTATTGGTTGTAATTTCGACTTCGGTGCTAACATTGTTGCAACTTCTGAGCAAAATGTTACTGGTTACAAGATCACTTTGCCGCAAAATACGAATACTACTGCTACTATCACGCTAAATGGACTTGAAGTGGCAGTTACGGGTGCGATGGATAATAGCGGTGCCGGAGTCAGCACATTCAATGGCATTAAAATTGCGACTCCCGCTATTACTCAAACTGCTGGTACTACCACCTCGAATGGTATTCTGATTACTGGCGGTGCTATTACGACCGGCACTGCAACTGGTTTGAATCTAGCAGGAGCTTGGGATAGTGCAATTGATGTTACACTTGCTGCACAACTCTTTCAACTTCCTGCTTCCGGTACTAATCCTGTTGCGGCTGGCGGTGTCGTTGGTACTCACGGAACTGCAACTCTAAAAATTAGAATTGAGATCAACACTGTTGAATATTGGTTGCTTGCGAGTACAGTTCCGACATTTTCTTAAACTTTTGTTTCGTTTTGCTTGTTACCCACCAACCCCTGGAGTATTGAAATGTTGTGTTCCCAAGTCTTTCAGAGTATTGCCGCGTGGCAAAAGCTATCCGGCGTCAGCATGAAGCCGAAGTTGGCTTTCAAGATTTTAATGTACACAAAGAAAGTTGCTGCTGAGCACGAAGCTGTTGAGAAGCAACGTATTGCTTTGGTACACGAGATCATGGGTACTAAACCCGGCGAGGAAGTGAAGATTGAACCGGATACCGATGAATTTAAGAAGTACATCGTTGGTCTACAAGAGATTCTTCTCGTTGAATCTGATCTCAAGCCCCTTGATCTTGATTTTGAGGAAGTCGTGAATGCAGTTGACAAGAAAGATGAATCTCTTACAATTGCAGACCTCTCTGCACTTGAACCGTTCTTCAAGTGTTGTCCCGATGATTGCGATTGTGACAATGTCGTGCCGGTTGAAAAGGATGGTTTTCCGGAGGACTGTCTCGCTGATGGTAGTTACAAGTAACTAAACCTGATTAAAAGGCACACTGGCGGTCGGGTCGAACTCGGTCGCCAGTTTTCATATCATGGGAAAAAAGGTCTCGAAACGTGTGGTATTCCCTCTCGGTGGTCTCGACAGAAAGCGAGGCTACCGGCAACAGTCCCCTTACACCACTTTCGATTGCATGAATGTCCGTCCTATCGGGCAACTTGAGAGCAGAGAAAGGGGGGGCTCACGCCCTGGCTTATTGAGATCCCATATCGACAGCCTCGGATCCGCAGTCCGCTTTCTTCACCCGATGGTGCTGGCCCCTGGCACAGGGCTCACCTCGTGGTCTGATACGTTCGGTGGCACTAGCATGGCCGATATATGGTCTACAGCCTCTTGGGCCTCTAACGGCATGTCTATCCTCACTCAGATGGCCTCCGTGGATACCTCAGTGTCTGACGGGGCCGTCGTCCGGGACACCGTCTCTCCGGCGATCACGGCGTCTACGGTTTACACCGTTGAAATGATGATCGTACCATGGAACGGGGCGTTCCATGGTAAATACCGCATGTACCTACGCATGGACGACACAACGCCCTTGTACACGACCGATGGCCTTTTCATTGAATTAACCATGACCGGGACCAGCGGCGGCTACGCAGGCGATCTGATCTCATATTTGTCATCTTCCGGGACCACCACTGCGTTGACTGCCGGCACCATCGTCGGGGGGGCTACCAGAGCAGTATGGCTTATAGCCCAGGTCACAAATGACAATGTGGTCGTCTACTTGGACGGCGTAGAGATCCTGTCTTCGACAGCTATGGACGCTCAAAGTGGCTTGAGGGTGGGTTTCGGGCTTGAAACAACCGAAGCCGGCGGCATCAACCTAGTGAATGCCTTTAGGATACAATACACTTCAGCCGGGACAGTTACTCCGCTGCGGTCCACCTTAATAGGATCTGCCGGCGGCAATATCTGGAAGGAACCTCGTTACGGCCGAATGACAGTGACCTCATCTTCACTGACGCTTCGAAATGATGTTCCGCTTGGAACGGCCCAGAGCGGGCAGAAACTCTACATTGCAGATTACGGTGACCTCAGGGCGACAGCAACGGATGGCACAATTACTGGGACTGCTCTGGATTCACCAACGTATACTGATTGGACTACACTGGGAATTCTCACAGACGATGACGTTTGTGTTCTTTCAGGCGTCGGAGGATCTACCGTTGCCGGGACGTATAAGATATCATCTGTGGCCTCTGGGACAGTGACGCTTGCTTCATCCCCCGGCAACGGTACGGCGACCTTCCGAATTGAACGAGCCCCGAAAATCTACGATCCAGCTGCCGACACGCTGTCCATCTTGACGGCTACAGACGGAGCAGGCGGATCCCCAACTGGTTGCCCGCTAGTTGCCCGCTACTTGGATCGCCTCGTACTAGCTGGTGCAGAGATTTCTCCCGGTATCTGGTACATGGCACGAGTAGGTGACGAGCTTGATTGGGATTACTCACAAACCGATAGCAAGCGTGCTGTTGCTGGACCAGCCTCGGATGCAGGTATACCAGCCAGGGCAATCACTGCACTTGCACCGCACAGCGATGACTACTTGATTATTGCTTGTCGGGAATCACTATGGAGAATGCGTGGCGATCCGGCCTTTGGCGGCAGTCTTGATAATCTCAGCAGTAACATTGGCATCATTGGTATGCACGCTTGGACTTATGGTCCAGAAGGGGAAATGATCTTTCTCTCTTTGGATGGCCTCTACGTTCTTGCCCCAGGTGCAGACTCCACTCCGATCTCACTTTCACGTGAGGTGCTCCCGCGTGAAATGCTAAATTTCGATCCTGACAACACAATAGTCAACCTTGAATATGATGTCCAAGATCGCGGAATTCACATCTTTTTGACCGAAACTTCTACGAATGCTCGCACACATTGGTGGATGAATTGGGAGCGGAAGACGTTTTGGCCCCTCCAGATGACTGGCGATCACGAACCTACAGCAACGTGCAATCTTCAGGCAACTGCCATAGAAGATTCCGGCATCATCTGCGGTGGTCGCGATGGGATTTTACGTCGTTTCAGCTTCTTATCTGAGGATGACATTGGAAACACCCCAGCATCTTACATCTTCATAGGGCCGATAGCGTTGGCGAAGGATGGTCAATTTGGAACCATTGTCAGCATAGATGCAGAAATTGCCGAGAATGTTGGCGACGTAACTTGGGCCGTGCATCCTGGAAACACTTTTGAGGCAGCTACGAGTGCGTCTTCCGTGGCAACTGGAACTTGGGTGGCTGGACTCAATGGAACAGTAAGGCCTGGTGGTCGCGGCCAAGCATTTATGCTGAAGCTTACGGGGACTTCCGGGCGTAGGTGGTCGATGGAGCAGATCATCGTGAACATGAGGGACTCCGGCAAGAGGCGTATAGCGTAATGGGAAACAGGATACCTCACAGTTCGACTGAAGTTCGATTCGCCTTTCAACGGTTGGAAGCCAGTGTCGGTATCCTTACAGATGGGACTCTTGGGCAATATCTCATAGGACAAGGGGCAAACTTATATCCGGTGTGGATCGACCCTGTTACGTTGACGGCTGGCAGCGGGTTGGCCGGTGGCGGGGATATCTCTGCGGACCGCACCTTTGATCTCGATATCAATAGTCTTTCAGTTGCCACTATTGTCGCTGGCGACTTTGTTCCTTTCTGGGATATTACTGCGACAGCCACGAATAAGAAAACAACTTTCGCGAACTTTGAAGCTGCCCTGACGCATGACAACCTCATAGCTGGGACGATCGTTTCACATGATACAACAGCTACAGGAGCAAATCTTACTTCGCTCACTGACAATAGCATAGTTAATACACTGCACCGTCACTCAGAGTTATCAGCCAGCGACGGAACTCCAGATGCGAGTCTGGCTATTGATGCCACTGGAAAAGTTGGTATCAATGTCGGAGCCTCTGGTCCGCAAGCGGTTTTACACATTGCCCTTGACACTGGCACATTTAATTCGGAAATGGCAAATCCCTACGGCTTGGAAGATGCCTTCACAATGACAGGGGATGATGCTTTTGTTGTTTCTTTAGCTGTTGCTAGAACTTCTCAACCTACCACTAGAGCAGCGGGTGTTATTTTTCGGAAAGCCAGGGGGACAATTGAATCTCCTAGTACTTGTGTAGATGATGATATAGTTGGTGGCTTCTTTTTCCAGGCACACGATGGAACTGCCGTTAGGGGGCACACAGCAAAAGTTCAAGCATTCGTAGATGGCACCGTAAGCACTGATGTTGTCCCGATGCGAATAGATTTTTCCACAAGTCCTGATACGGATGACAACATAAAAAAAAGAATGTCAATAAGGTCAAGTGGGACTGTTCTTTTTTATTCTACTACGGCATCTGGGATAAATCCTACAACTTATTCTACAATTGGTCCAATGATTCTCCGTACTGATTCTCCTGGACTCTGGTTTAATTCCTACAATGTTGCAAATGACAAAAAATTATGGCTTGTTATAACAACTGGAACCGAATTCCTCATCAGGACAGTCAATGATGCTGGGGCTGCAACTTTAACTCCTCTTACCTTGGAACATAATGGCAACATGATTACTGCCGGTAGTGTCACCATTGGACTCGGTACTGCCGGCGTGGACTACACTCTTACCTTTGACGGAGAAAACAGCAACGGCGTTATCACTTGGATGGAGGATGAAGACAGGTTTGATTTTGCCGATCATGTTCACTTGACGAGGGGGGTTTTATACTTAACTGAGACGACAACTCCCTCTGCGATAACTGGTTCTGCTGCAATCTATACCAAAAACACAAATACCATATATTTTCAGGATGGTGCCGGTGCGGAGCATCTGCTTCACGGTGATGCTTTCTCGAATATATGGTTCCATGGTGCAAGCACAGTTGAAGTAACAATCTCAACACAGAACGCCCTAACAATCATTGATTCTTTTACGGTGGTAGGCAAAGAAGACGATTTATCTCATGTAATTGGATCTGTTTCTACAAATAATTTAACTCTTTCGTCTAATGCTGGAGGAGAATATGAAATTTCATTTCATGCTTCCATAACTGCCACTGGCGGAGCAGATAAGGAAATGATTGTTTGTATGGGAATTACTCTTGCCACTGCATTAGATATAACAGATGTCACAGATAACACCATAACTCCAATTGTCATAACGAGCACTGCCCACGGCTTAGAAAATGGCGATATGGTAGAGATCGTTGATGTGCTAGGTAACACCGCCGCCAATGGCTCTTTTATCGTCGACAGCAAAGCTGACAACACTTTTGTAATTGTAGCTCTTGACGGTTCAGCAACAACGGGGAATGGTGATTATGATGCTGGTTCCCCCACTGGGGACGTGACAATTAAATATCCCGGCAACATGATTGTTCATAGGGAAGTTAGGGGTGCCTCAATCGGTGCCATTTCCGCAACTGGTATCCATGACGTTTTAGATAGCGAAAAAATTGCAGTATACGTAGCAAATCTTGTTGGAATAACTAATCTGACTGTTGCTGCTATCAGTCTTGATGCTTTTAGGATTGGTGACTAATGGCAGGTGCATACGTAGCAAAAGCGGGTCTTAACTACTCGCTCGTTTTAACTCTGACGGGAACTTCGCTTCTCGCGGGTGACGCCGTAGCGGTTATCGGTTCCTTTAGACTAAATGGCACAAGCAGAACAGTTGAGCCGGCCGATACCACTCTTACCTGGACAGCTTCCATTGCCGGCTCAGCTGTCAACTTGCGTATCGACGGGGTTGGCAGCTATGGAGCTAGCGTTACGTCGGAGGCGGCTGACAGTGGAGCATATTGGCAATCGTCAGTAGCTCTTGAGTTCGAGGACATTGGGGCGGCAGCCGATCAGACCTTAACCGTGGTTTGCTCAGCGACAATTGGTGGTATTACCGTCACGGACTACAGAACGACAACCGTTCCGGATTACTCGCTCGTGGTCACGGGGCCGGCTCAAGTGCTCACGAATGCTGCGGCGGCTTGTGTGGCGTCGTTCCGGGCAGATGGAACAGACAAGACTGCGGAGCCGTCCAATAAGACGATCACCTGGAGTGCGACCATTGGCGGGAACCCAGTGAACCTACGGGTGGGTAGTAGTGGAGGATACACAGCCACTGCCACGGATGACGCGGCTAATAGCGGGACGTATTGGCAAGCGTCGTCTTCGCTTGAATTTGACCTCTCGACAACTGGTTCAAACCGCACGATGGTTGTTACCGGGGCAGGAACCATTGAGGGTCTGGCAGTCAACGACACTGCGAATATCACCATTCCAGGATGGCCGAGTGCAGAGTATCAATATGATATTGATCTTGATGATGTTTGGTGGGGAAGTGGAGATTATCAGTGGGAATTTCGCTGCGACATGACGATCAGAAAAAGATCGGATGATTCAGTCCATTATTTCTTCAGGAAGTACATACGGCAACTTCGTCAAGTTGAAACAGTTGAACAGGGTGTTATTACTGAAACAAATCCAGAGAATGATCCGAGCGACATAACTTTTACTCTGAGTTCTTCTTCTACTGCAATTGGTGGTGGACCTAACTATTATATTGACGCCGTAACTGGTACTCTCAATATGAAGGTTGATGCACAAGATCCCTTGATGTATTACGAGTTCAGAGGAGAAATTATCTTAGCAAGGACATCTACTGGTACTAATGATGTAACGCATACGGGGACTGTTACGGATATCGTTGAAGGAACCGAATTGGCAACTGATACGCAAACTGGCACTTACGTACAAACATCCGCCGTAGGGCAACTTAAAATACAAGAAACTACAATTACTCGCGTAATCTGGCAACTTTAATAGGAGAATAAGAAATGGCACGTATTCCAAGTGGCGGGAAAAGGATTAAGAATCCTTTCGTTACTGAGGGCGGTGGTAGAGGTCCTCTTCCAGGCGATCTTGGAGCTGATCCTTATCCAGGAGATGTAGAAGAGGCACTTGATCCTCAAGATGCTAGAAAGGAAGGTTCACTTGAAGCAGGAACTCGCGTTAGTGCACCTTCAACTATAAATCCTGACGGTACATCGAAAAGTATAGAACAATGGGAAGCAGAGAATGAGGCTTTTCAAGAATGGAAAGAAAATGGAATGAAGGGGCCGCCACCTGCAGGTACCATGGCAGATGGTGAACCCGCTTCTGGTGAAGGTTCGGATTACGGCCCTGGAAAAAGTAGCGGATATGGTGGACCCGCTTTTAACCCAGATGCTCCAGGTGGAGCCCCTGGTCGGGGCCTCTACGGAGACTCTGGTGGTCTCGGCGGCGGGGGTGCCAGAGGCGGCGGCGGTGGCAGCGGCGGGGGTAGTGGTGGCGGTGGTGGTTTCCAGGGTTTACCTCCGGACGATGATTGGGACGACGTTAGTAGCGGTGGAGGGAGTAGTTACCCTCTTGGCGGGGGACAAGAAACTGGGGGAGGGGGCACTACCAGAACCTCACCGCCAATAACGCCCGGTATGCAGTCCGGAATCGGCCGGCTCGTTGAATCTTACAATAAGGCTTTTGGTGAAGCAAGGGGTGCCAATGAGGCACGCTATCAACAACTATTGGGGATTACTGACGAGACCACAGGGCAACGGGCGGCCGACATTAGATCGCGTGGCATAGAGGAACGGTCTGATCTTGAACAGGGCCTTGCGAGAACCGGGTTGTCCAACACGACAGTTTCTCCCACCCTAACTGTCGGCTCTAAACGAAGGGAAAGTGAAGCCCTAAATCGTCTTGCGGATACAATGCAAGGTACGAAACTTGGTATCATTGAACGAAGAACGGATGCTTTCCCTGATCCTGCAGCATTGCGATCAGCACTTGGAAGTCTAGGTGAGGGTTATGGCAGCAAAGGCATGGAAGCTCTCTTTAATTCTCTGGCGAATATTGACCAAAGTTCAGCTTCTGCGTTTCAGCCTAATCCGCAAGCCGTTCAACCGTTGGCGGGGGTGGCTCCTGGCGGGACTTTAGGTGTTAATTCAAGCCCGTCTCTAGGCTTTGGTGGCGGTGGCTTCAATGAGCAAACTGGTGCTTATGGTCCGAAGCCTCCAGCACAGCGTAAAACTGGTGGTCAATTTGGAATTCTTTAGGATTTAGAAAATGCCTATTAGAGTAGAATATGCGTCCCCCGGCTTGGCTGGCCTCGCCGGGTTGCTTGGCGGGCAGGGTCGTCAGGCCGTAACCGATAGGGCCGAAGCAGCAAAGGCCAGATTGCTTGCTCAGCAAATTGCCGGGCAGCAAAAGGGCATTGCCATGCGGTCCCAGGCTCAGGCCGCAATCTCTGCCAATGCTCAACGTGCTGCCAGCAACCGACAGGCCGCTGCACTTTCTGCACAGCGTTCCAGTACTCAGCAGCAAATCAGAGGTCGAGCACAGCGGGAAATGCAAGCTTCCGAGCAGGCTTTCAAACGCATGGCTGTTCAAGCGGGGCTTCAGCAAGAATTAGGGGAACAGGCTTATGATCGTCAAATCCAGATGTTAGAAGAGCAGGCGAAGCAGAAGGCGAGCCAAAGAAAGCAGATATATTCCGAAGAGGGAAAAAGAACCATAACTCAGGGAAATAGGTTGATTGAATGGGCCAATGACATGACAAATGATGCGTCACCTGAAATGCGAAGACAAGCACTTCAGAGAGGACAAGCCATGGCAGCTGGTGTTAGAACTGTTAGTATTCCTGAAACTAAACCAGAACTTCCTCCAGGTCTTCAACCTGGAACTGCCGGAAAAGTTGGAGACGAGATATTCATTGACGGAAAACATATTCGCTTTGAGTATACCAGGGAAGGTGTGCAATTCAAAGCACAACAGGAGCAACTCAAGGCACAACAGGAACAACGCGAAAAACAAGAGACGCAATTCAAGGATTTCTATAAGCACTTCCTGAGTGAAAAAATTCCCTCTGGTGAAGATCCAGTTACCGGAAAAGAAGAATTTCGTGTTCAATCTCCTCTTGGTGCTTATAAAAAAGCAAAGCAAGCAATGGAGTTACTTCATGGTGGACTTGAAACTCCGCCTCAAGAGGCTCCTGTAGCTCAAGAAGCTCCACCTCAGCAAGCGGCTACTGGAGCGGCTTTCGAGGGTCCATGGTATGAAAATCCTTTGATGAAGAACATGCCAATTCGTGAATCGGATAAGAGATTGCCAGATGAAGTTGGCATTGCTATGGTTAGTTTAAGATTTTGGAAAAGAGAGTACAAAGACAAGAGTCAATGGAGTCCGAAATTGAAACTAGAAGTTGCAAAAGCAGAAGAAATCCTAAGGCGTTTTAGAGAACAGAATCCATCAGTTTCAGAACTTTCAGGACAATAATATGCCTGAACTAGATCCATTTCTACAAATGTCCGAAGAGCAGTCTCCGCCAGTTGCGACTGCGTTCCCTGGTCAAGAATTCTTTGCTCCGGTTGAATCGTCCCAAACATTTCCAGGTCAAGAATTCTTTGCTCCCGTTGAGCAGCAGAAGGAGTTGATCTCTAAGGAACGCAAGGACAAAATCTTCAAACAATATGTCCGGGGTCTTACTCACACATTCACTGAATATCGCAGGAGATTTGCCGAAAAAGCCGCCGAGGATATTACTGATACGGAAGAACGTGCTTTTTTGGCTGAGCAAGTACAAGATGTTTCCAAGAAACAGGAACTGTATCGTCGGCAACAGCAAAAAGACGCCAATTACTGGCAATGGTTTGCTGGAAAAACCCTTGAGGGTACTGGTTCCCTTTTAGAAGGTGCCACTGACTTGGGTCGTAGTTTTGTTGGTCCGGGAAGAATTTTTGGTGGAATAGAGGCATTGGGTGGTAAAAGAAAAAACTTAGAGGATGTTCGCTTTATGCGAGCTCTGGAAGCAGCGAAACTTTCCGAAAATCCCTTTATGTCAAAGGATTCCAGCACGCTTGCAAAGGGAATTTCTACTGCACTAAGGATGACCCCCGGCGTTGCATTTGGAGTAGCTACGGCAGGACTTGGTGGCGGTCCAGCATTGTTTGCCTACGAGGCAATGCGTACATCTCCAAGATCAGTCGAAGAAATGCAATTGCTCGGTCTTGATCCTCTTCCGGCTGCACTTGCCGGGGGAGCCGCTGGAATAGGAACAGCAGCTATTGAAGTGTTAGGTGTCCGAGATCCCACAGGAGTGACCAAGAAGGCACTTGGACCGCTCGGAAAGGCTGCACGCTTAGCAGTCATTGAGTGGGCCCAAAAGCTAGCCGGTCCTACTATTAAGAAAGGTGCTTCGGCTCTTGCAAAATTACCTAAAACAAAAGCAACCCTCAAGGGTGCTTCTGAATATCTATTTAATGTAGTCGGTGAAACCTTAGAGGAAGGTGCCCAGGGAGCATGGGATGAAGCTGTCAAGCAAGCGGCATCTGTTCTAAGCGACAACATGGACCCCCGAGATCCGAAGAACATTTGGCAATCTTTTGTTGATGATATAAAATCTTCCGCACTTCCGGTTGCTATTATTGGCGGTGCTGGTCCTATCTCGAAGGGCATTAAAATTGACAAAGATTATAGCGCAGAGGGGGATATGCGTAAACATGCCAGGGAAAACAAAATTCCCTCCAGAGGTACAGCTAAACAGTGGGAGAAGATTGGTTTTCCAAGAAAATATAAAGATGAAGATCGCTTAAAGCTCGCAAAAGAAATCGTCAATGAAATGAATCTCGATGAACAAGCGGAGATTCGAGAAGGAGACGAAATTACAGATGGAATGTGGAAAAGATGGAATCTTCCTAAAGATAGAAAAACGCAAGAAGAACGTGCTGCATTTCTTGATGTAAATGAGTCAGAGGGTCAAAAACTTGAGGATCAAGAGAAGGAGAAAATTCAACAGCAAGCTCCGCAGGCTCCTGAGTCTCCTGCGCCAGTCCAGGAGCCTGCCGAACAGCCCCAGGCCCCAGAAGTCCCACAACAGCCTGAAGCCGCTCCTGAGGCTCCTGGGGCAGTCCAAGAGGCACCTCAGATAGAGACTCAGGCTCAAAACCTCGATCTCAACAACGCGGTTGGTGAGAAATGGCTACAAGAGAGGGACTTATCTCCAATAAAGGATAAAAATCCCAGACACTGGAATGAGGTTACTGGAGCAGTTCTCCGCGAAAATGCGACCAAAGACGTCATGGAATTGGCGGACGAAGTTGTAAAAGAAGGACGATTGATAAGTGATTATGACCACATAACCTTTGCTGTTGCAAAATATGAACGTGAAATAGAAATCAAAGAATTTCAGGAACAGCAAAATGTAGCAGAAAATGCAGGTAACACGAAGGCTTATAATAGGGCAAGAATACGAGAATTGCGTAGAGTAAAAGAAATTGAGCAAATTCTGATTGCTGACAATTTTGGTGGAAGGGCGGCTGCTCAGTCAATGGCTATTCGCCGCTTTGCTATCAACAGGAATAAATTTGAAGTAAGTGGATTCACTGCTGATTTGCGGAACGCAAAGAACGAAGAACTCGATTCTGACGACCGCGAAACAGTTGCCAACGAAACGAAGAAACATACCGGCTTTGAAAAAGATGTCCAAGAGGAATTTCAGAAGGATGAAATTCGGAATAAAAGGATGGATCTCGCCCAGGCCAGAAAAATTCTAGCTGCCGAGAAAAGAAGGACTTCTGGTGCTGGCAAAACAATCAAAGAAAAGGCCAGAATAGAAAGGGCCGGTCTTTTTGAGAAAATCAGAAAACTTCAAGAGGCCGGGGAGAATAACATTGGCTTTCTCAGGGAAGAAAGCGGGAGCTTCTCACCTGAAATGTTCTTCTTGATTGGTCGCGTTGGTCTTACTTATGCAAAAGAGGGTATTGGCGAGTTTGTTGAAGTTGTGGAATCTCTTCGGAAAGATTTTCCTGATTTCGATTTAACTGATATAGATGTTGCTCGGGCCATTATTACGCAAGATCCGAAACGTAAGAAGATTGCTGAGAATGATGCAAAGAAAAATGTTCGCCATTTGAAGACAATTTCCAGTCTTCTCGTTAAAATAGATAATGCCCAAAAAGGTATTCTGCCTGAAGCTAAAAAGCGTACCCCAACCAGCAAAGAAATCAAAGACCTCCAGAAGCTCTATACTGAACTCAGGAAAGAAATTCTCAGACCGGGATTAGAAGTTGCCAAGAAAGAACGTGCAATAGATACAATTAACCGCCTCCAGGATCTACTTGATACTGGCAAAAAAGACATCAAAAAGAAGCCAAGAGAAGTTTCTGAAAAACTACAAGAATATCACCAGAAGGCCAGAGACCTTCGTAGCGAATTGAGAGTCAGAGAAGAGTTGGCTGATGTAGAAAACCAACTGCTCACTGGGGAATATCGGAGTAAACTGCCGAAGGCCAAGAGGCTAATTTCTCAGAGTCTCGAAAAGGCCCAGATCGAACTCTCAAAGCAACGGGCAAAGATGCGTCAAATTATTGAGGATGCTCGGCCGTGGGATACTAAGAGGAAAATTAAGGCAGTTACCGCTGAAATGAAGGCAATTGCGGCTACGGCAGATGTCTCTTTTACGTTAAGGCAAAACCTTTGGCCTGTTTTCTCTGGTCTTGCAAATCCACGGAGGACAGTTGGTACTATAAAAATCATTGCCAAATCAATGAAGACATTATTCACCAAGTATAGTTCTGAACAAATCATCAATGGAATTAGGAATTCCGAGAATGCAGAGCTTCATGAGATCGCGGGATTGGTAATTATGGACCCCGGTTCACAGGCAGATCAAAACACTTCCGAAGTTTTCCGAGGTCATTTTATTGAGAATCTGAAGTTTCCTAAATTCCTCCCGAAAATAGGCGGTAGGCAAACTCTTCTTGGTGTCATAATGTCTGCATCTTCAAGGCAAAGTGTAGCCATTGGCAATTTAATGCGTACAAGTGCTTTTGATTATTGGATAGAAAAAAATCCAGAAGCCACGAAGGCCGAAATGATAGCGATAGCAGATTATATTAACAAATCAACTGGGCTAGGCGTAATAGACTCTAAGTATTCCGAGGCACTTGGAGAGACTTTCTTTTCTCCTAGATTTGCAATTAGCCGTGTTCAAACTCCGCTGGCGTTAGCAAAGTATTGGAAGACACCAACTGTTCGTAATCAAATTGCGGCTGATATGGTTCGCGTATCTGGAACTGGAGGATTGATACTTTTTCTGGCTCAGCTTGCTGGTGCAGAGGTTGAATGGTGGGATACTGAAAGTGCAGATTGGGCGACAATACGAATTGGCAATACAAGATGGAAGATTTTCGGTGGTTCCCTTTCGCCATTGCGACTTGTTGCCAGAATAATAATAGGGGGTGTGAAACAGTTTACAGAAGAAGGATCTGACATTGACCCAATTGAAGCTTTTCTTCGTTTCCTTACTTACAAATTTTCCCCTGCTGTAACCTTTCCGGTTGAAATCTACAGGGGAAAAACAATTGTTGGTGAAGAAATACCGAGACTAACAACACTCAGACACGTCATAACTCCACTAATAATTCAAGGAATTGAAGACGCTTCCGATGAAGACTGGGGAATTATTGGGGCGGTGGCAGCCTCAGAGTTAGGCGGAATCAGCGTCACGACGTATCGCGATAGCTATTCAGCAGCTTTGAGGAGAATGAGGAATTTCATCGACAGAGAAGACTTTGCCAAGGCTAGACAGGTGCGTGCGGAATATAACAAACGCGTTGAGAAGGGAGAGAGGAAGCTTCCTTCGAGATAATTCCAAAATAGGGCTTGTTTTTCAACAGGGGCATGGTAGAATGCAAGTTGCATGGCCGCAAGGGCGGTTCCGATACATTAAAAACATAGAAAGGTGACAAAATGACAGTAGCAGATTTTCTGAAGATTGTGACAGCAGAGATTGAAAGTTTTATCGATACAGACTACAGCAAGCGAGAATATTTAATTCTTCGCTGCGAAGAATTGTTTGATGAGTATTTCCAGCCTATTAATCTTCCGGGACCAGACGCTATCATTGATCCCATCTTGCGTTCTGCAATTCGTCCATTGGTCGGGCGGATTTTCGATGAAGTTCTCCGCAGGATCATAGAGGGGGAAGAAGTAACTTTCCGCGGAACTCCCATTGTCAACTTTCCGCACTTAGACCCTGAAACGGAGAAAGAGTAGAATGAAAAACAAAAGAATCGTTCGCCTGGCAGAACTTATTGGAGGGTGGCCCAGAGGAACTAGGGTTTCAATTGATAACATATCAATTGATGACATGGAAAAGCATATAACCAAGGAAATAAAATCCTTGAAACTTCAAGTTTCTGACTTAATGGATCTTGTAGATAGAATAAAACGTGATTCAAAAATGAAGGAACTTTTCTTGAGAAATATTCTTTTACCCCGTTAGGAGATAATCCATGAATCTATCTACACTCACCGAAAATCTTCCGCTTGTAGCACTCGCAGTTGGGGCTCTCCTTTTTATCTGGAGCCAACGCAGTAAGATCACTAGCTTCGTCGCTAAACTTTGGCCCACTATTAAAAAGAGCAAGAGCATGACACCGACGAAGCGTTTTGAAACATTCTACGCACTCCGAACATGGTGTGATTGCTGCTCTTATGATGAATTTCAAGAAGCAGTCAAAGCCTTGGACGAAAAGGTTCTTCCGACACTTGTAATTGATCCTCCGGTACCAGACTAATGAAACCAACAACCATCACCGCGATTGTCCTTGTTACCTTTGGCGTGTTTTCAATCCTAAGGTCAGGGCAAGCAAAGCCGGATCAAGTACCTGCTCTTGATGCACCAAGTGCAGAGTTGCAAGTAATCGTTAAGCCGATTACGGAGGTTCTTAATGGCTATCCAAAACAAGCTTCTGTTCTCTCATCGTTTTACCTCGAAGCGTCGAAAACTATTCGTCGTGATGGCAGGAATGCCAAGATTATTAGGAGTAAGAATCACTTGCGAACATTCGGAGATCGGGCCGTCACGTTACGTTTTCAAGAGATTTTCCAAAAGGTGCCTGGGCTCTCCAAGGCTATCCATGGGAAGTCTGGGGCCTTGTCACAAGTCCTCGGGCTCGATCCGGGGCCACTAGATCACGAAAAAACAGCGGATGCGTTCTATGCAGTCGCATGGGCGTGTCAGGAAGCGAAGTGATGACCTTTGACGCCGCCATACTTCACGGGAAAGAACATCGTGAACCATATAGAAAATCTGCACGATTCGATGCCACGTGTCGACCCGGTGGATCTTGTCCATATTGCCGGGGAAATCGGGCTCATAAGAATGATCTCAAGATCCTTTCGGCTAATGAGGCAATAAATGAATTCCTCGGGACCATCAAAAAGAGATTGTGGGAAAAGTGGGAAAAGGATATTATAGATGACTAAACTCTACCAAACACCACGTCAAATTGAAGCGGCTTACGCTGCTGGCCTTCCTGGATGGCAATTTAATCAAGAGACAATGGATGATCTTTGGATGGATAGAGTTGTCAAAACTGTTAGTGGAGAAGCCCCACATATTCTTAAAGTTGGTGCCGGTAAAAAAGCTTTTCTTTGGCGATCACGTGAGCTCTTTGATCCGGGGGCCTTCGGACACGAGCAACAAACCACTGGCGATTGTGTCTCGCACGGAAGTCGAGGTTGTTTTGATACGGTTCGTTGCGTAGAGATACATATTAAGAAAGAACCAGAAACTTTCTTTTTGCGAACCGCAACAGAACCTCCTTATGGAGCAAGGGGGCACAGCGGGCAAGGAATGGACCCTGCAAAAGCCACTCGATTCACTCATGACTTTGGTATGATGTTTCGACAGAAATACGCTTCTGTTGACTTGTCGAAATACAACTCCAAAATCGGAACTGATTGGGGACGTAACGGAGTTCCGGCAGACGTCAAGGAAGAATGCAAAAAGCATGATATTGGCAAATGGATTGCACCTAGAAGCGTAGATGAAGTTAAGGATCTTTTGTACTCCGGATATGCCCTTCACAGTGGACAGCGGTTTGGCGTCAAGAACAAGTCCGACAGGGATGGCATTGCTGTTCAGGGAAGTAACTGGAATCACGATATGGCCACTGTGGGCTATGATGACACGCAAGAGGTCTATCCTGATTGTGTGTTCCTGGTAGCAAATAGTTGGGGTCCATGGAATGTACAGCCAAGTGTCTGGCCTGTAGATCGTTATGGAGAATGGCCTGTCGGGTCGTTCTGGGTTCGTGAGGAATTATACGCGAAATACTTTGTCGGCAGTCATTCAATCTTTGCATACTGTGATGTTAAAGGCGTGCCGCAGAAGAAACTTCCAGACTATGGAGACTTGACAAATGTGCTCGGGTAAAAAAGATGCAGAATTTCTTATTGGTTTTTTCTTTCTGATTATTATATTTTTGGTCTTCTTGCTTGCAGTCTCATATTGTTTTGCCGCTCCGCCCGACGAAGTAGCCGTTGATCTGGCAATTGCGACTATGGTGAAGGATGAAGGACCAGCGTTTAATTGCCTAACTTGTAAGGATACTGGTTGGATTGTCCACGGTGACGGAAACAAGACAAAGTGCCCCAACTGCGACCTTGCGAATCTCCCTGGTGGACCGCTGGATATCTTTAAGCAAGCGAAGGAATTGATACACAAGGGGAATAAACTGGCAGATCGTGGGAAAAAGCTCTTGGACGCTGTTCAAAGAGATGGTAAGATATCAGTAGACATCTTATTGCCTTTCGAGGCCGGCGAGTCGCCAAGCATCATGCCCAGCCCTGAAGGGGTATTAGCATCCCCAGTAGACGATTGTCCGGTTGGAAGCACCTGAAACATCAAAAAGCCGGCTACCGTGAGTAGCAATAAAAGTTTCAAGTATAAAAGTCCCAAATCAAGTTGGAGGCGAAGATGGTAAACTATACTCTTCAATATTTTTCCAATATTGAAAAACGAATCAGATTGCAATCGTTCCTCCTCAGAAGACTACCAAAAAGGGAAGTTCTTTGGATGATCCGTAGGGTTGTTACGAGACTTCCTTTTTCGTCTTGGAATGTTTCTGAGCGAACTTACGAGCGAATGTTTGAGAAGAATAGCAATCTCTTGCGGGAAGACATTCGACATAGATATGGAAATCCAATTGTCATTTGGTTTCTTATCAATGTAATTGTGCCTATCATTGTGCGGTTAGTAATAGATTGGTGGACTAAAGAACGGAATCTGAAGGTATGAGATTCTTAGCTTTTGCCCCTCTTGTCGGTGTGTCGATGCTCTTGGCCGCCGATGTCACCGCGCAGGTTCCCAATGTGTCCCAGACGCTTCAGGCTGGGGCCCTGGGCGTCTTAGCGTGGGTTGTATGGTATATCCTGGCTAAGTCCTTCCCGGCCCACGCTCAAGCCCTGAAGGACCAACGGAAAGACTTTCTGCAAGCCTTACGCGATGAGCGTGAATCCGTCAAAAAAGATAAGAAGTGATAAGAGCACCAGTGGATATTGACATGAACGATATGGAAGTCTTTCTGGTATCTGAAATCGGAGAACTATTCCTCGGAACTGTTCAGGAAATTACACATGCCATTCCAAGTAATCTTAATGAGGTTAAGAACGAGTTGCAAGTAATTCTTATTGATATCGTTAGCACTATTGCCAGTCAGCAAGCTGGTGGTTTCTCGATGCCTCTTAAAATTGAACTTCGTCAACCTATTGGAGCTTAAAAAATGGCTTTCGATCTAGCATCAATTAGTTCAGAAACTTGTCTTAAGGCACCACGAATTCTCGTGCTCGGCGTGGAGAAAATTGGCAAGACAACCTTTGCAGCCGATTCCAATGAGCCGATTTTTTGTCCGATTAAAAGTGAAAAGGGTGCCGACAATGTCCTCCTTCCGAAATTCAAATCTGGTCAAACTGTTCCGCAATTCCCGGCGTGCAATACAATGGATGATCTACGATCGTGTTTCTCTACACTTTGGGAGGAAACACATAGTTATCAAACAATTGTAATTGATTCTGCTAGTGCTTTACAGCCTCTTGTTTTTGAAGAAGTATGTAAAGATCATGGAGTTAAGCATATTGATAAAGTGCTAAAAGGATATAATAAAGGACAAAATATCGCTTTGAATACCTGGCAGTCAATAACTGATACTCTTGATCTCTTTAGAGAAGAGAGGAATATATCCTCTATTATTATTGGTCATGTTAGAATTAAGCGTTTTGACGATCCAATTGCAGGGAGCTATGATTCATACGAATTTGATCTCGACAAGCACGCCGCCGCTCATTTCTATCGCTGGGCTGATGCAATTCTCTTTTGCAACACAAAAACTGCTGTAACAAAAGAAGATGTTGGTTACAAGAAAGAAATAGGACGTGCTGATGATATAGCTGGAGATCAGCGATTTCTCTACACGAAAAACCGACCCGCTCACCCCGGAGGTGGTCGAGGTCCGTTCGGACAACTTCCCTATGAGTTACCAATGCCAAAGGACAATCCCTTCGGGGCTTGGATGGCAGCTGTAGCACAAGTTTCGTAGTAAATTACCCCTTAGACCCACGGAGTTTTTCAATGAGCGACCTTGCAAAATTTTTTAGTCCAGAAGAACTTGCTTCCACGAAAGCCCAAACAGAATTTCCGGTTTATCCGACTGGTAAGTATCCTGTTAGAATTGAAAAGGTAGAAGTTCAACAAAACAAGAAGAAAAATGGTCATTTTATTTACCTTGAAGAGTTGATTCTCGACGGACAATTCAAAGGCAAAAAGATCATTGATCGAATCAATATCGACAATCCCAGTCAGATTTGTAAGGAAATAGCTATGCGGTGCATGGCTGCCTTACGCGATGCAGTTGGTTTTGTCATTACTGATACAGATCAACTTCTCAATCAAATCGTCATCGCACATGTTACGGTCAAGGAAGGTCAGAACGAAGTGAGGACGTATTCTGCTCCTGGTACTTGTCAGCCTACTACCATTGATCCTGCCGTACTCACTCCGGGTCCCGCAGCTCCCTCTGGCCCTCAGACCTTCATGGTTGCTCCGGGGGCTACAACCCCTAGACTGCCTTGGCAGAAGTGACCCCTGATCTCATCAACGGTTTCTTTGAGCTTGGGGCCGGTCTTGTCTTGATCTTGAATGTGGTTAAGTTGCATCAGGACAAGCAACTTAAAGGAGTAAGCATGGTCCCTTCTGCATTCATGGCAGCTTGGGGTCTGTACGGACTGTACTTTTACCTCCAAATGAATTCTCCGTTCTCTTTCATCTGCTGCATACCCATAGCCATTATTAACGTGGTATGGGTATGCCAGATGCTTTATTGGAAAAGGAAAACTAAATGAGTACAGTTTTAGGAATGCTTGTTAGGGAACTTTTGGAATTTAAGATTTCTGAAAGTATTGCCAGAGAGGCACGTATTAAAATCGAGAAGCAAATAGCAAATCTTATTCCAACGAAAGATTCAGGACAAAAGACTATTGAATTGGAAGATGGTTGGAAAGTCACGGTAAAGCGGGGGTTCAACTACAGGACAAACATAGACGGAATGCGTACCGCTTTTGAACAAATTGGTTTTCCAGCTCCAATTAAAACCGAGATTAAACACACTTTAGATGTTAAAGGATACGAATGGTATAGAGAAATGAATGTAGAAGTATTTTCCGCAATATCTTCTTATGTCACCGTGACACCAAAGAAGATCGCCGTATCTTTGCAGGAGCCAAAGAGTGAGTGATATCTCTAAGTACATCCCGAAAGAATCTCTAACTGTTAAGCAGATTTTCGAGGAGTATAAGAAAGCTGGTGATGCAGAGCCCACTCGCGGCTACCTCGGAGCTTCGATCATAGGACATCCGTGCGAACGCTATCTCTGGTACTGTTTCCGACAATGTTGTTCTCCGGACTTCAGTGGTCGCATGTACCGCCTCTTTGAGACAGGGGATCGAGAAGAGGGGCGAATGGCAGCAAACCTTCGATCAATAGGTTGCGAAGTACACGATTTTGTACCATCACCTGAGGATTACTCTGGAGGTTATCCGAGGGGACTCATTAGAATAGAAAAGCAGTTTGAAGTCTCGGCTCTTGGCGGACATTTCTCGGGACACATGGACGGTTGTGCTCTTGGCATCCCCGAAGCTCCCAAAACTTGGCACGTGCTGGAGTTCAAGACACACAAAGCTAAGTCATTCAAAAAACTTGAAAAGGAAGGTGTTCAGAAGTCAAAACCTCAACACTTCTCTCAGATGCAAATTTACATGCACTTAACCAAAATGACACGTGCATTGTATCTCGCCGAAAACAAAGATACAGATGATCTTTATTCCGAGCGAATCAAGTATGATAGTGGAGCCTGTGAGACTCTAATGTCTAAAGCCGAGAGAATCATTACCTCTAACGAGCCACCCAAGCGTGCCTTCAGCAGACGTGATTATTACGAATGCAAGTGGTGCGATGCTCAATCAATCTGCTGGGGCCCTGAGTCATCTGAGCCGGCCTTGCCGATTAAGACCCTCTCATGCCGGCAGTGTTGTCATGCTACGCCTGATATTCATTCAGAAGGTGCTAATTGGCATTGTGAAAAGCTTGGAGTTCCTGTCAAAGACTTAGAGCCTTGTGAACATCATCTCTGTCTCCCTGGCTTGTTTTCCTTTGCATCACCAGACGACTTCCGGAATGACGAAAGAGGAGAATACATTGTCTTCAAAAACGAAGATGGTGCAACCTGGGAGCATGGTGAGGGATTTAATTGCTACAGCAGCGAAGAGTTAATGAAGCTCCGTGTGAAGGATTTAACTGGGGGTATCGTAGCAAAAACGAAAGAACTCTTCGACGCTGAAATCACACAATGTGGAGAGGATATCCTCTCTTGCTATCCAAAGGAAGATTGCGAGACTGTATGGGAAGGTCGGGAAAAAAATCTTTCTGAAGCCTGGAGGGCGGCTTTCAATGAAGACCTAATGTCACTTGAAATGATTAACAGTTCAAGTTTCCCTGATTATAAAGTAGCGGAACTTCCAGGTGGACGAGTTGCCATTGTTTGGTGCAGTGGCAGGGCTGAAATACGAAAGGGAAAAGAATGAAAAACGAGAAACTATTGTCTTTTTTGAAAGACTATGCTAAAATCCTGAAGGACGGAATAGATTGGGAAGATATCGGATATCTTTATCTTTTATCCGGTAGTGAACCAGCAGGGTGCGTCCGGGTGGCTAGGGATCTCACAGAAGAAGAGGGGTTTGGACACGAAGTGGTGGCAACTTTTCATACAATGGGAATGCCTTGTTCAATGCCTGTTTCAGCTAGAGATTATCAGCTTGCAAAACTTTTAATAGAAGCAAACAAATTCCTTCTGAACGAAGAACGTAGAGAAAAAGAGGAGCAAGAATGAAAACAAAATCTGAAGAAATAACCTTTGAGATACTTTCGGAACGACAATATCAAAAAACTTCTGAAGGATGGGATGAAGACCATGATTATTTTGAACACAGCGAAGGTGAATTAGCTGAAGCTGCTGCTTGTTATGCTTATACTCAAGTTGAAAATCTCCCTTGGCCCTGGGATAGACAATCTGATAAACGCGGAAAACATGATCGTCGTCGTCAGCTTGTAATTGCTGCTGCTTTACTAGTTGCCGAAATTGAACGATTTGACAGATCCTTAAAGGAGAAAGAATGAAGTGGTATCTTAATGTCGACTGGAGAGATTGGTCTTTCGGAATTTTCCTATTGTGGTTTAGTTACTATCATGGTGTAGGCTTTGATATTGGTCCTATTCATTTTTGTTTAAGTTTTTATAAGGGGAAAGCATGAAGTGGCAATGGTTTAATATTCGTGTTGAATGGTGTGATTGGGGTTTAGGAATTTCTTTTGAGTGGTTTCCTTTCTTCCGAGGTATAAGTATTCAAATTGGTCCTTTTTGGTGGCTTTTAGGTTTTAAGGAAAGATGATCCTCCGGCCGTATCAAGTTGAAGCTAAAGCTGCATTGAACAACTTCTTTCGCACAAGGAAAGATAATTCATGCATCGTATTGCCTACTGGATCGGGTAAGAGTGTCGTCATGGCTTCGCAGATACTTGATTGGAAAGAGGAAACTCCTTGTGTTCGTGGGTGCATCTTGGCACATCGCCAAGAACTTGTAGTACAGAATGCCGAAAAGCTCCAGATATTCTTCGATCAAGCGGAATACCGCGAGAAAATTGGCCTCTTTTGTGCAGGTCTAGGAATGAAAGATTACAATGATTCTATCACTTTTGCTTCTATTGATTCTATTTTCCGTCATTCTGGGAGCTTTGCTGCATTTGATTTTCTCTTCATAGACGAAGCTCACAGAATCCCTCCGGCTGGTGAAGGAAAGTACAGAACTTTTATTAAAGGATGTCTGAGATTCAATCCAAACCTAAGGGTTGCTGGTTGGACCGCCACACCCTTCCGCATGAATTGCGGTGCTATCTGTCATAAGGACCACATCTTAAATGAGATTTGTTATGAGGCACAGATTACTGATCTCATAGATCAAGGGTATCTTTGCCAACTCAGGTCGAAAGTCAGAGAGGCTGAGTATGATTTAAGCGAGGTCAAGAGACCACTTAATAGCGATTACACTAAAAAATCTCTTGACGCCGTTATAAACACAGATAAGATAGTCCGGGATGCCGTTCAAGAAGCTGTTTTAATTCTTAACAGAGAAGAACGTCGGTCTATTCTCTTCTTCTGCCTTTCAGTAGATCATTGTCAACGTGTTTCCGCTGAACTTTTAAGGAATGGAATTTATGCTCCCGCAATTACAAGCAAAACAGATCCTAACGCTCGCTCGCGAGCCCTTAGTGGATTACGTGATGGACAAATTCGAGCGATATGCAACGTCGGGGTTCTTACGGAGGGTTTTGATGCACCATGCATTGATGCCATTGTCTTACTTCGGCCTACACTATCAGCAGGTCTCTTCGCACAAATGGTCGGTCGTGGACTCCGAATACATGCCAACAAAAAAGACTGCTTAATCTTGGATTTCGCTGGTTGCATCGACGAGCACGGCCCAATAGACCTCGTCGGCATCGGAAACCAATATACTGCTATGGCAGTATGCGGTCTGTGTCGTGAGTCCTTCAGCCGTGCGGTTAGGGTTTGTCCCGCGTGCGGCTGGGAGATTCCTTTGCAAGAGATAGAAAGGATTGAGGAGGTTGAAAAGGAAAGACGAATGCACGGGCAAAAGGCTTCTAAACGAGCAATTTTGTCAGATGAACCTGAGACGTTTGCGGTTGATGATGTAAAGATCAACCGACACAAAAAGGCCGGAAGACCAGATAGTATTCGGATTCAATTCAGATGCGGTATTGCAACTTTTTGCTACTGGGTTTGTCTCGATCACCCCGGAGAAACTGGGCAGATTGCTCGGCAGTGGTGGAAGAGATTCCTCTTCGATGGACATACTGTTGATAGCGTCTTGCAAGATTTATTCGCGAAGCAAAAAATCAAGGAATCAATCAAGACAGTAACCATTCGACGTAATGGAAAATTTGTTAGTATAGTTGACTGGAATCAGGAGATTGTAAAATGAGTAAGATAAGGCGTTTTTCTTTAGAACGTGGTGAAAATACACATAAAGGTTTCGGTTTTTTCTGGGAAAACTCTTGTTATTTCAGTGTCAAATATGGTGTTGTCTCTTACACAGTTTTCTTTTTTTTCTTCTTTTATTCACTTGAATTTACGATTCGGACTTCCCGGTGAATGAACTACTGGAATTCGCGTTGAAGTATGCCAACTTAGGCTGGTATGTCTTTCCGATAGTTCCAGGTCAAAAGAATCCTCTCACTAAGCACGGCGTGAAGGATGCTTCTAACCATCCTGATGTTATCAAAGCATGGTGGGAGAAGTGGCCCAAGGCTAATATCGGTTTGGCTTGCGGGGAGAAAAGTGGCGTTTATGTGATTGATATTGACCTTGACAAAGAAAAGGGAATAGACGGATACAAAACTTATAAAGAAATTTTCGGTTCAGATGTTTCGGCCCTTCCTAAAACCGTCCGCCAAGATACTCCCAGAGGAGGTTTCCATGCCTTTTACAAAACCAACAACCCGCCAACTAACAAAAACAATTGGCATCCCGGAATTGACATTAGAGGAGGAGGTTATTACATACTTCTTGCTCCATCAATCCACCCCAACGGAGGAACATACACTTGGACCGCTAGACAAGCTCCACGGGATATTAAACTCGCAGAGTATCCTAATTGGATGCGGCCTCCAGGACGAATCCCCTGGGGAGCTTCTTCAGCACACAATTTGGAAAGCTCCCTTCCTGGAACGAACCCTGTCACCTCTGTTCAGAGATGTTTTCGGAATAATAAGCTTAAAAGGGCCAGCCTGTACTTGAACGAATGCGATCCCGCTATTCAAGGATGCGGCGGGCACGACCGGCTTCTATGGGCCTCTGTCGCGATGGTCCATGGATTCCAGCTATCCAATGAAGAGGCCCTCGCTTTGCTGGAAGAAGAGTACAATCCTCGTTGTGTGCCTCCGTGGGATTTAAGCGAATCACAAGACAGAAAGGACTTTCAGAGAAAGATTCCCGAAGCCAGAAAACTTAAACCTAAGAACCCACCTGGTTGGTTGCTGAATGACGACTCGTATCAAATGACAATGAGTATACCTGCGGAGGTTTCGGCAGGTGCAGATTTTATGATTCGGAAGTTCAGGGAAATCCCACCTATCTCTGAATCGGAACTTGAATACTTACAAAAGCCACCTGGATTAGTGGGAGATATTTGCGAATGGATAAACAGAACAGCACTAAAGAAGCAACCTTTCTTAACCCTGGCTTGCACCCTTACCTTTTGTGGCAGTCTCTTCGGGAGGAAGGTGAAAGATTCTTTAGGGAGTCGAACAAATCTCTATTGTATGGGTGTCGCCCTATCATCAGCAGGAAAAGCACATGCACCAAATCAAATACGTAAACTTTGTGAGCACGCTGGATGCCTCGATCTCCTTGGTGGGGATGAAGCTGCTTCTGATGCAGCTATCGAGTGTAGGCTTGAGCGAAATCCTAGTACATTGTTTCTTTGGGATGAAATCGGATTATTTCTTTCCTATATACAGTCGGGTAGTAATCCACACGTGTCCCGAATCGTTTTTCTTTTAATGAAACTGTACTCAGCAGCAGGCACAATCTATAAAGGTCGTGAATATGCGGAGCAAGACAAGCAGCGGACCATCGTACAACCGTGTTGTTGCATCTATGGATTTTCTACTCCTGAAAGATTCCAAGAGGGGATTACTCACGATGAACTTCAAGATGGTTGGTTGAGCCGGACTCTTATTTTTTCAGCTTCAGAAAATCCGCCGAAAACACGAAATAATCTCGAAATACCAATACCACCGGATATTTCTGATACTGTAAATCTTTGGTATTCACGCGAGATCGGTAAATCGTGTGGAAATATAGAATCCTTCACTGCTTTCCAATCAAGGACGGGATCAATATTAGGAAAACCACCGGAGCAGATACTCGTCGAAACAAGCAAGGGAGCAGAAAAAATATTCATTGAACTTGATGATAAGTCATTGAAGATTGGAAAGAAGGATCCAAATGTAGCTTGTCTTTGGGCGAAAGCAGAAGAAAATGCCAGAAAGATTTCCCTTATTCTCGCGGCCGGTGTTGACTTTGAACGTCCCTTTATCACTAGCTCAATAGCAAATTACTCTTGCCGGTTGGTAGAATATCTGCTTGTACAATTTATAGACAATACTATTCCTTGTATTGTTTCGTCGCAGACCGATCATAATAAACAGAAAATCTTGAAAATTATTGAGGATACAGGAACTAAAGGTTGTAAGGCGCGAACTATCACCAGGAAAGCAAGATGGTCTAACGCAAGACAACGCAAAGAACTTCTCTATGATCTTATTGAGGGCGAAGAGGTTGTTTCAGCACAGAAGAGTGACGATAAGGCTTTTTACTTTTGGACAGCGGAGAACTACCAGAAGTTTTTGAAAAATGGAAAATGTTAAACCTGAATCACTTCGCATAGTTCTTCCGCTTCCGAGCGGGCTATTGTCCCCAAACCATACAGTTGGTTCGATGGGCGGTAGATTCGCTAAGGCTGGAGCCATTAAGAAATACCGTCGCTTGACGCGGGAAGCAGTGGAAGCCGAACAAATAGATACCGCACCTTGGAACAAAGTCATTATAACATCAACTTTTTATTTCGCACAGAATCGTCATAGAGATTCAAGAAATGCGTTGGGGTCTCTGAAATCAGCATACGACGGCATAGTGGACTCTGGTCTTATTCCCGATGACGATCATAAGCATGTTCAAGAAGGGTCACCTGTCTTTGAGATAGATAAGAAACACCCGCGAGTGGAACTTACTATTGAGAGACTAGCATGATTTCAGTTGAAGTGGAAAAATTCATTAAGAAGCTTTTACGTGAAGGGGTAACCCCAAGAGAAATATGTATTAGAGCGGGCGTATGCCGAAGAACAGTTTATAGAGTCAAAGCAACTTCGGGAATGATGGATCGGACACGTTGCAGACCCGATTGCGGAGAAATGATTTCAATAGGTAAAGAGAAGAAGATCAGAGAGTTACTCGAAAAAGGTTTTACTATTTCCCATATTTCAAGAATTCTTCATACTAAGAGAGACACAATTAGGAAAATAAAGAAGCTTCCGGAGCTCAGAGAAAGGAAATCTCCCGTCAACATTAAGCGTTTTGCGTCCAAGCACTCCCATAAAACTCCTCGTGACGAAGGAAGGAATGCAGTTTGCTATGGAACATTCGGCAGAAGTACCGAAAAGTATAAAGTGGAGAAGCCCTCCAGCAGGTGCTTAATGTGCGGCGGTTTAATAGTAGTTTCACCATGTATTTTATGCAGCTTAGATATTGCTTTGCAAGAGGGCTCGGAAGAACTATAACAAGTTCCATAGTGTCGACCAACTACGCACTATATTTCCGAGCCCTCTTGCAAAGCAATATCCCAGAAAGAAAGAAGTGACGATGATAACAAAATTTTATCGAAAGTGGAGTTTTTGGAAGTTTGATTTAGCATTTTCCTTTAGGAGTAAAAGGTGTTTCTTGGGACGTTTTGGCGGTGGGTGGAATTGGCAATTAGGATTTCAAGCTGGAGGAAATACTATAATTTTTAATTTGCTTATTGCTGATTTTCGTATTAGTTATATAATAAATGAAGATAAAGGAGGATTAAGATGAAATCAAAAATGGGAATAGTTCTTTCGGATATACATGGTCACTTTCGGGAGAAGGTGGTCATTAAAATGGCACTTGCTTTCATACGCGAGCATAAGCCTAGTACGGTGCATTTGCTCGGAGACATCGTAGACTTTTACTCAATCAGTCGCTTCTCAAAAGACCCATCCCGCAAAGAGGATCTCCAAGAAGAACTTGATGATACTCATTTTTTATTATGTCAAATACGTGAAGCAGCCGTGGATGCAAGGATTATTTACAGCGAGGGCAACCATGAATTTAGACTAAAACGCTACCTTGCCTCTGAGGCAAAAGCCCTTGCTATGCTAAGAGACTTGCAAATAGAGAAGCTGCTAAATCTCGAAGCATTGAAAATCCGCCTCCAGCCGCATGATAAGCCATACAGGGTAGGGCCCCTCCTCTTCACCCATGGACAGCTAATCAGAAAATGGTCCGGCTACACCGCTCGTGCTCACCTGGAAAAGTATGGGGGCTGTGTTATCCACGGACATAGCCACAGGCTTGGCTCTTGTTATCGTAAAGACATCGGAGATACATATGCCGCATGGGAGAACGGTTGCCTCTGCGGATTGAATCCCGACTACGTAACAGCTCCAGATTGGCAACACGGTTGGTCTGTTGTGTGGTCCCAAAGGGATTATTTTCATGTGGAGCAAATCGCTGTGATAAAAGGTCGATATTGCTATCATGGAAAAGTATACGGTCGTAAGCGGTTATCACCAACAGGTCACTTTGAAGTAGAGGATTTAAGCTAATGTCTTCTGTAAGTATCTTTGACAAATATCCCAAATTTTTCGGAGAAGAAATTCGAGAATGGTGCGATAGGATTTTCCCCCTTTACCAAAAAGAAAAAGAAAGAGAAAATGAATTTATACCTAATTATATATTAGAATCAAACAAAGAACTTAAGAAGCACGAGAAAAGAAAAGAAGAAATAAAAAAACAAATGAGAGAATTTACCTCTGGTGCAACACGAGACTCCGAGGACGGTAAGCTTGACTTAGGTATAGAACTAGCATGGTCTGCTGGATTTTATGACGGAGAAGGTTCTATTTCCTGTACTACAAATAACGGAAATCCTTTTACGCGAGTGCAATTATCAATTGGACAAAAAAATGACCCAAATGGTCAACCGGCTGAAACATTACAAAGATTTCTGAATGCTGTTGGGGTAGGAAAAATATACCGAAAAACAGCGAAAGGAAAAGAAAAAAATCAACATCAATATACAATCTGTAAAAGAAAGAATGTCGAAATTGTATTACAGTTATTATGGCCATATTTGTCAACACAGAAAAGAAAGCAAGCACAACGTGCTTTTCGTTTACTAGACAGCGGCATTAAAGATTTTAACCTATCAGAAAGGGAAAAAAATGAGAACTTTTGACTCCGGTGCGACACGAGACGACGAAGATTCAAAATTGGACTATGAAGGCTACCTAAGCCCGCTAGCATTTCAGCGTTACGCTGAATACATGCACAAGCACCGTGTGCAATCCAATGGAAAAATTCGTGACAGCGACAATTGGCAGAAAGGCATTCCGCTCGACGCCTATGTAAAGTCTCTTTGGCGTCATCTCATTGAGGTTTGGACTCTGCATAGGAAGTCAATACCTTTTTTTGATGAAATGGATGAATTATCCCAGGAAGAGGCTCTTTGTGCTGTAATTTTCAATGCCTTTGGTTACCTACACGAAATCAAAAAAGCCCAAGAGGAAAGAAATGAGAATTAAGAAGATTTGCTTAGACCTTGACGATGTCTGTAACGCCTTTACGTTGCAAGCACTTAAGCACGTTGGTTGCGATATCGACGTTAATGACTTTAGTGCCTATAAGCCCGAATGGGGTTTCGACATCATAAGGGCAGCAAATGAGTTGCTTCCTTTTATGAACTTCACGAAAAAAAGCTTTTGGGAGCGTTTTTATTGGAAAGATTGGACTGATTTCCCGAAATCAAAAGAGTTTGATTTTCTACTCGAAACATCTATTAGCTTAGTAGGGCAAGAGAATGTCCTGATCTTAACAAATCCAATTTGCGGCCCGGAGGTAAATGATTTTTCCACGACGGAATGCTTAATAGGGAAGTATCGCTGGATAAAAAAGAATCTCCCATCTTGGTTGCATCGCTCATTTTCTTTCAGCCCCATTAAGAAATTTTGTGCTTCTCCGGATACTCTCTTGATTGATGATTCAGAAGAGAATGTAAACGACTTCCGGGAGGTCGGCGGTATGGCTATTCTAATGCCCAGGCCATGGAACACTGCACGTGAGTTTGTAAAGTATCTACCTATCGGTCCGAAGCATTACATCAACGAGGAAATTAGGAAGTTGCTGAAATGAGACTTGCAAAAGAACAGAAGTGGCAAGCCACATTGCGATGGCTACGTCGAAACTTCCCCGTTGAGTATTGTGTCGAAGTTCAATCCTCAATTCAAATTAAGGACTGCGGGGATACAACGTATTCAGAAAGCTCCAAGAGTTTTAAGATACGTGTTAGGAAAAGTCAATCTCTTACAAGTAAAATAGATACCATTATTCACGAATATGCTCACGTCGTGACATGGTTTGGATTTGAGTCAGAAAAGGAAGATCATAGCGGGGAGCACGGCATGGCCCAGTCAAAAATCTATCGTACGTTCCTTCTGTGGAACTTTGGCCGTGCCCAAAAGAAAAAGAGGGCAGAGGGCCCTCTTCCTGGACAACGGGAGTTTGACTTTTAGCAATTCCAATCAGCAAAAGAATCATCATCATACGCATCTGCATGGTCAAACGAGAAGTCTTTCCTTCCGTTGGGTTCATGAAGAACTTTCTCCTCATATTCTTTGAGCACTTTATTGTATTCTTTCAGTTTTTTTATCTCATTTTCAATTCGACGCAATAGAATTGTATTCGTTTTCTCCACAAAACAATCATGGTTTATCCAATAACTGCCATTATTAGTAAGAAGTCCAAGAATATGCCTAAGTTTTTTGTGTTTCATTGCAAACCTTTCAGTTTTTCTATCTCGTTTTGAATTTGTCGCATTAGAACCGTTTTCATTTTTTCTGAAGTACAACTATTAAGTATCCAAAAGCTCTTTCCATTAGTGAGAAGTGACAGGACATGCCTTAATCTCTTGTGTTTCATTGTGGACCTCTCTTTTAAGTTACGGTTTCAGTTCTCCCCTCCTCTGGCAAGCCCTCCAGATGCCCAGTAGTGCGTCCCAAGGCCGGGAAACTACTTATATCCATCAACCTTAATCATTGCCCCACAGGGCCCCAGGGGGCTCGGATTCGCTAGCTTCTACGATCTGCACCCTTTTAGGGGGTAGGTTCTGAAGGATTTTATACATAAGGTATTTGTACGCCCATGTAGGCCGAAAATACACATAAGAACAAATAGTAGCAATTCCTTCTGCAATTTTCAACCAACCTTGAATCCAGTTTTCAAAACGTGTCATTATTCAAATTTCTTTCTCTTTCTTCAATAAAAACAAAAATTTTCCATCGGCTTTCTTCGATTTTTTTTTCAAAGTATCTGAACCCCCATCGAGGTCGAATACGTGCAAATGAAAAAAAGAGCACAATTTTTTCTGCAATTATTAACCAACCTAGAATCCAATTTTCGAAACGTGTCATCTGACTACCTTTCATCTCTTGGAAACAATTTCTTTTCAAAGAAAATAATCAACGGGGGCCAAAAAAAGGTAAACGTACAAAGAACCGCAATGCATTCTCCTAAACAAGCCCAAGCTAAAATCCAATGCTTTAGTCGATAAATCATCTTTCTACCACCTTTTGTTTCATGATTCTATATCCGCAATCTATCACTTCCCAAGTTGGTTTTTGGCATACAATTTCTGAGAAAGCTCCAAGGACGTAACTTCTTACGCTGTGATTTTCCTCAGAAAGGATTATCAATAACTCTGACAATAATTTCGCAGTCTGCGGAGTATAATTCAATCCTTCAAGACGCTTTTGAGCTTTTCGTCGTGCTGCCTCTCGGCTATTATGTGCTGGTCTGACCACTTCGAAGCCTTTCGTTTTCACAAATTGTGCATCTTGCCATTCCCTTACTAGCTGCTTGTTTCATTGGAGTATGAACACGCATTCCGTATCCGTACTCCTCGTTCTGAAACTCTGCTCCATTCTTATTGTTAAATCTCCCCCCGGTAGAACAATCGCATTTGAGAATCATTTATATTTCCCTTCTTAGGAATCTATTTACACAATTTCATCTAGCAAAATGCAAGCTTATTGAGAAGCATAAGCTTGAATGCAATCCTCGCAAATGTTGTTATGGTCGAGATTGACAGGTGCAATTATGTCGATTCCATTTTTCTCTCTTACTTGTTTACAAATTGATTCTGTGTTGATAGTGTTAGGATGGAAGAATCGCTGCCCATTAACGAGGGGTCTGATATGCCAAGGTTGCCTGTCTCCAATTGTAGAAAGATGCACTCCTTCTTGATCTATCAACAAACAAAAAGAAAATCTAAAGTAGTTTGCAATGAGAAAATCCCGGTGAGCCGGCGAGTCAGCAATACCCAGCATCACGGGGTTTCCCCCAGAGGGCGGGTCTTGCCACCAAATTGCAAATCCTATTTTCGGCCACGGCTCCGGAAAAAGCCAAAAAGTTCTATTATCGACCGTTATCGCAGTCGGAATATATCCCTCAATTTTTATTGCATCTGACATATATCCCTCTTGACGTAGTTTACTCTGGCGATTCCCTTTGAGAGAGTTACCATGCAATCCCAACCTAATGCCTTATATTTATCATAGATTTCCTTGATTGTAAGTGGTTCTTTTAGAATGAAAGAACCAAGAGCAAAACCGGCATCTAAATGTGTTTCTACAATAATTCTATGAGCTAGTTCCATTTTATTCCTATTTAAGAGGTTGACAATTGCGTTCTTTGACCAACAAAGGATCAATCACTTCTCTTGCGAGATGGCCACAAAATACCCAGAGATTACTATGTTCTGAAAATTCGTAACGAAGTGACTTCATTGCAGGCTGCCGAATAATTTCCTTGGATATTTGAAGTGCAAGAGCAGATGAGCCGGCTATTTTTGGGGTAAGTTCTTCAAATTCCAGCATTGATAACCCCTTGCATTATTGTATCAGTTATCAACTCATTCCCCCCATCTGGCGTCACAATCAAATATGCCCCCAGAATCCTCAGAATGTCTTGTAGAGAGTTCAAGGCCAATGGCCCAGTTTCCCACGCTACAACGTTCAAGAACCCCGTATTGGCTTGTGAGGCGAGATCCTCCTTGCTGAGGCCCAACTCCTCGCGTCTGGCCTTGAAAAGTTGTCCAATAGGAGTTGAAACCCGCTTTGTGCGGATGTGTGGCATTTCAGGAAAAGGTAATCCCGGAGGGCCCGACCAGGCTTCATAGTAGATTGTCATTGACTTTTCTCCTAAGTAGTGAATGTGTCCGTTAGCGTGCCGTCAAAAACCAATCGCCACCGATTCTTTCTGCGGAAGTTTCAGGTATTCAAAAGGTTCCAGTCGCAGATCTGTAAAGGCCCCAGTTTTTTTCAGTGGGAAACCTTTAATGACGGCACGCCGGCGGAGACACTTAAAATGTTCCCGTTAATATACCGTCCCTTAATGACTAATTAAGTTGCAGACGGTATATCGACGGGGGCACTCTTAGTCAAAAAGCGGCCTTACGTCTCTTGCTTCTATAAGTGTGTCCGTTAGCGTGCCGTCCGCGTAAGCCATAAGGATATGCTAGCTTTCCGATTGGCAGTAAGAACAGGAACGGCACGCCGGCAGAGACACTAACTGCTACGTAATACGCTCCACGATGACTGTAGTATCAAGCTTCAGCACTCCTAATCCCACGGCAACCTTTAGGGTCTTCTTTAAGAGTTTCACCGTTGCGTCAGGATTAGGCTTTCCTCCGGAATCCACAACGGCGTTCTCTGCTTGTTCACACAAATCGACAGCGCGAATGCAATTGTTGCCACCATATTGGATTGCGGCAATTGCCGAATTCACGGCTTCGATACGAGTGACGGGTTTAATCTCATTAACATCAGACATAGAAACAACCTCCAGAAAAGAAACGTGAAAGTGTAACCGTTAGCGTGTTGTTTCCCCTTATTAAGTGTTTCCATTCCTTAGAAACAACACGCAAACAGATACACTCTTAAAATCCCCGCCGCCGTGCCGCCTCTGAATCCAATCAGCGGGATTTCCCTTTCCTCTCATAAGACGGCACGTCAACAGGGGTCACCACTACACCATGTCTATCAGATAAGACACCATCCAAATGTCTTGCTGCTTGAAGCGAGTCTTGAGGGTTTCTTTGTATTCTCTAAAGAAGTCCTTCGAGTCAGGTTCATTTGGCACATCACAAAAGATTCTCGTATTTTGTTCCTGATAACGAAATCCCACTTCATCCTTCCAAAAACCAATGATTCTGTTTAGTTCGTGGGAAACTCCCCCGAATTCCCTTTCTAGCTCATCCAGTGTCAAATCCATTAGTGTTCCAGAAATTTCAGTGTTATCATTGAAAAAGAGCGGGAGAATGATCTCGTAACGGCGAAGGGTTTTCGTTTGCGGCTTTTCCTCTTCAATGGGAACGTCTGTTTCGGCATCACACAAAACTCCATTGACGTATACGGCACCCCCTACGTTACTCCTCACTTGAATACTGACAGGACAATCTTTTGCCGGCCAAATCTCCAGTGTGGTTTTCTTCATAGTTTCTTTCTCCTGTGGATCGTGTTTCTGTGAACCATACTCAATTATATCACGCTGAATCGGCAAGTCAATTGCTTTTTTGGTTTTCCTTTATTAACACTCCTATGTTAGAAAATGTAATTGTTTGAGAAAGTGCTTCCCGTGCTACGACTTGTTCGGGATCAATAGCTATCCAATCGACGCGAGCAAGTACACTTTCATCAGCACCATGGTCTAAAGGGCACCCACACTCCCGGCAATGTGTCCAAACAAGCCAGATGTATGTTACGGGCTGTCTCTCCCCACAATCGGGGCAGGTGGCCATTTCAGGTTCTTCTTTCATTGAATCTCCTCGGTAAAGGGAGTACCACTATTGATAATCCAGTAGTCCCCCCGTTCTAGCACTTGACCTAGTGTCCCAAGTGTCCCGTTTTTGTCCCATCGTTTTGGGACACCAGGTCAATCCCTATAACGGGTTATTGACATGTTTAGAAATAGTAGGTTATATAGTCTAATACTCTCTACTCTCTCTCTCTCTCTCTCTCTCTCTCTTCTCTTATATATAAGTGTCCTCCTGTCACAGGGGGTACTTTCTTCTTTTACTCCTAGTGAACAAAGGTTTAGAAAAGAAGAGGAAGTATAAAGACTCCCTGTGACACCGGGACACTTCGAGGGTGTGAAAAACGTAAGTCTTTATGCTTCAATAACTTAGTGGGTCGATTTGGTGTCCCAAACCTCTTGGGACACCCCGCGACACCTTGGGGCACCACGTTTAGGGTCTTGTCGCATGGTTTATTGTGTTTAATAGTCAGAAAAGGGCCTCTAAGAACCAGATTGGGGGGTATAAGGTTTCAGTCGGTCGGCGGCGGAGGAAAATCTCCAATTGTGTCAAGATGTGCAAATTCAAAATGTGCTCGATTTGCTCTAAATTGCTCAGCTAGTTTCTGAACAGCAAATTTGAGAATCTCATCGAAAGTCAATTCATCTACAATTCTTTTTGCCAGTTCGTTTTCGTTCATTTTTTTTGCTCCTCTGGAGGTTGTTGAATGGTGATATATTTTTCTTGTGTTTTGATTGGCAGCGTCCTAAACAAGAGACGTAATCTCCAAAGAGGATCTTTGAAACAACACTGTATTCCCTCTTTTTCTAGGGCAATTACAAGTTCTCTGCGTCTCATCATTATTGCGTTCTCTTATTTAGGATGTACTTAATACGGATCACTTTGTACTTATTAGTATCAACGGTGTTCCATCTAATCCAAGAGTCAACTTGATTTAGAGACTCAAATGGTCCCGCTAGAAACTTTGTTTTCTTTTTATTAAATATGTAATGATCCCCGTTTTCATTTGTTTTAACATAAAATGTTCTCATTATCGCGTTCTCCAGGGTGAAGCGAGTGGTTACCGGGTCCAGGCTACCCCTCCATCGGATAGCCCGGTAACGGGAATCAATCAGCGGGGCCAACCTACCGATCGGAGGTAGGCTGTGTCTGGTCGCCCAATGCCACCTAGCAGCCTGTCGCGGTTCCGTGCGGCTCGTTCTCTGGCGATGGCCACATTAGCCTTAATGTAGATGTCTGGGTCTTGTACGGCGTCTACGATCTGTTGAGCGTAGCAGTTTAGCTCAGCATCGGTCATGGTCTTACTCTCCTGTGGTAGCGGTGAAGTGGTGGTAGATCAGCGAAATGTAACGTGTCCAACTGGGTTTCCGTTGTAGTCACGCAATTGCACTTTATTCAAAACTGTTCCTCTGCTAATTGCCATTGTTAAATCATGCAAAATGCGGCATATTTCGGATGTGGCATTAGGTTTTCCATCGAAAGTAAAAAAAGCAGAGTTTGTAGTTTCAATGACGATAGTAATTTCAGACAGTTGTTTATTATGCTCTTGCTGTTCTTTTTTAAGTGCTCGCTGCCGGCAGGCTTCAGCTGCCTTAATTTCGAGGGCTTTTTTTGAACAACTCGCGGAGTAGTTTAATTCGGGATGCATAGTTACGTTCTCCGGTGGTGGTGGTTGACGTTACGACAGGTGAGAATTACTCAGCTACCAGAAAATTAAATATCCATCGCCAAAAGCTTCCAAAAGGATAATCGTCAATGGTTTCATCCTCTATCATTTTAATAAGATCGTGAAGAGTTACTGGTTTTTTCATAGTCTAGTTCTCCGGTGGTGGTGGTTGACGTTACGACAGGTTATTCTTTTTCATCCACGCTTTCCAAGCCGTGCAAGCTGGGGTGTCTACAATGTCCGTGCGGACGTTGATTAAGTCGGCCTTTGCTTGCTTAGCCTTTTTGGTTGCATTCTCGTGTTCGATCGTCGTTTCTTTTTTCGGGGTGTTTTTCAGGGTTACTCCTTCCTCTAAAAGGGTGTGGTAGTGGTAACCGCATCCGGGCCCTACAAGGCAAGGCCCGGTGACGGAGATCAGTTTTTATTCTTTAGGACACCGCCGCTGATTCTTCCGCTGACCTTCGAGATTGCGCAGTAGGCGTTGTAGGCAAAAGCAGAGGCTTCCTCTGCGACTCTCTTGGCATCGGTTGATGAATCAGAAGCCTTTATGGCAAGGAGAAGAGCTTCTTGGATCAGTGTTTCTAGTGATGGGGCAGTTTCGGTTGTTTGTTTGTCGCTCATTGTCGTGTACTCCGAAGGATGTGATAGTGGTTTCCGGCGGCAAGCAGAGATTAAGCTGCCTGCGGGCTGGAGATCACTTGTCAAACCAGGAAAGGAATTCGTCCAGATCAACATCTGCGGAGGCACAAGCCTCTTGCATTTCTTCGGCACGTTTTTGGTCATCGAACACTCTTCCGAAAGACCAGTGCGAGTAGCGAGTGGGCAATCCATAACTAGCAACTTCTGTAATTACACTAGAAGGAACTTGAAAAAAATGAGTATCATAAGGTCGCAAGCCAGCAGCTCTTGCAAGCCTTTCAATTTCATTAAACCGAGTTTGCATATTATCGGATATCACTATGCTTCCTTTACTGAATGCCTTAAGAATGTTCGTATTGCATCCATTACATCAGATATTTCGTTAATAACGGAGACTAATATTTTACTGTTATTTCTCATTTTATCTTCAAAACAATCCAGCAACAAACTACTTCCCTGTCTATAACTATCTATATTAATCTCAGTATATGCAAAGAGATTAGCCCCTAGTTTATTAGTAATTCTATCTACAATCTCCATACATAACTCTTCATCGCTCCAAGTATCACCATCAGAAGAATGAAAAGCGTATATATTCCATTTAGAGGCAGGGTATTCTTGCTTAATCAGACCTTCACACATTTCATAAGCAGCAGAAACTCTTGTTCCCCCACTATCACTAATTGTAAAGAATTCTTTTTCAGTGAGTTCTCTAGCATCGTAATCATGAGCAATGAATCGAATTTCGACTTTATTATATCGTCTCTTTAAGAATTGTACTATCCAGAAATAAAGTGCCTTGACAGCATAGATTTTATCTCGCCACATGCTCGATGAACGATCCATACATAATAAAACTACAGCATTGGAGTGTTTTTCTTGTATAATGTTATAAGTACGAAAACGCAAATCATCATTAATAATAGGTAAAGGTTTTTTTCGATCAAGTTTCTTTATTTTAGATTTACGTTTAATGTTAGCCAGCAGGGTACGTTTTTTATCAATAAGAGATTGTATACCAGACTCTTTACGTATATCAGTCCATTCAACAATCTCTGATACTATTTCATTTTTCTTACGTTCATCTAAATCTGGAAGTTGGAGTTCTGACATCATAATATCAGTCAATTCTTCAATGGTATATTCTGCTTCATAGACTGCATCACCAATTGCATCACCTGCCGTAAGAGGATCTCCACCACCACTACCAGGTCTTTGTAAGACTTCTCCTTCTTCTAATTCATCAAACTCATCACGGCCAACTACATCTACATAATCTCGACTATGAACAAAGCGATATTGATTTAAATGTTTAAGACGAACTTTGACTTTTTTATTACCATCCCCGGTAATAATATCTTGTTGTCCAATAATATCTTTTAACTGTTTACGAACAGCCTCTTGTACCCGCTTATTATGACGGGATGCATCCTTAGATCCTCTATGAAGAATATCATATGGATAATCTTGATCAATAATAGTATTAGACATGATATTCCCTATTTATCAAACAAATGACTGGAAGCATATTTCAGCAACTCGTTAGCAGCGGCAGCACTATATCCTTGCTGTTCAACCATCCGATCGATGACTGCATTAAGTCTTTTGACTGCTTCGGGATCTGGGTTACGAGTTGAAACAGTCATTCTAATAGCACCTTTACGCTCCTCAAACATTGCCTTTTGAATGCCTTCCATCAACTGAGCGTGTTTAGTGTAATCAAATTTTATCTTTTTGCGTGCAGCTTGTCCAACCGCTCGAAGAATTTCATTACGAAAATCTTCTTTCCCGCTATCAGAAATCTCGATCTGATCTTCCACTGCACTCATTAACTTTTCATCAAGCTCAACCTCATCGCCTGTTATCGGGTCTCTGGGTTTTTCCCCAGCACAAGACGCTTCAATCATATCTAAATAGTTTTCACACAAATTAGTTGCTTCGGCCTCAAATGACAAGAAAAAGGCTTTCTGAATATCATTCCTGAGTAAATCATTCCATTCGGCTCGGGCTGTATCAATATGTTTCAGCCATTCAGTTTTTTGTTCAGAAGTATACGAGTCTCTATTTTGTACTCCAGAATTAAGAGTTCGTAATATATCTAAAGGAGTAATAAAATCTCTCTCCTCTGACTTAGCCTTAGAAATAGCAGCAGAGATTTGATCGATGATAAACCTAGGTGAAACTCCATACATACCTTCACGAGGAGATTTCTTTTTCAAATCGCTTACTTGCTCTAACTTAAACCCTTTAACATGTTGCCCGTTATAAAGTTGCATTTTTTTGATCAATGTCAAATCTTTGCCTGCGGGTTCTTCTAATCTAGTCAAGATAGAGAAAATAGATGCTGCCTCAAGTGATTTTGGTGCAATGTGCATATTGATTACTGCATCAGTTCCTTTAAGTAGCTTCTCGTAAATTGCCACTTCATTATCCACGCTTAAGTTATAAGGTACTCTAACAATATACATACGATCGTGGTAAGCTTCGTATTTCTTTTCTTGCATGAATTCATTGAATTCGGTCTCATTGCAGTGCATTAAAATTAAATCGTCTACATAAATTAAACCGAACCTAGGAGCTTTAACTGACTTCTCTTGTGTAGCTGTTAAACAAGCTCGTAGAAATTTTTCGTCGCTGCGAAGGCCCTCTATAAATTCCATAATACCACGATTAGCAACAAATAATTCTCCATCAAAGTTATAAGCGTCAGGATGTGTTTCGTCTCCATACTCTTGAATTTTGGCATAATCAATGCCACCAATTAGTTCGCTAATATCCTGGCTATTATGACTAATAACACCATTGGCTACATAGGAGAACATATCTGAGTTACATGATAAATCTATGCCATGTTTAATGCCGATAGGTTTTTTAGATGACAATCTGACTGGACGATAATACAATATTTTACTTAATTTAGCTAAGATTTCATCTTTCTTCCGCGAATTAGTCCATTCAATATCTTCAGATAGTGCTTTATGCCACTTGAGTAAAGTCTTGCGTCTGGGGGTCCTACTGTTTTCAGTATCAATGCAATATCGTCGATCTATCAAATTTCTCGTATGTTTAGTATATCGTCTGATTTCACGAATAAAACCTGAAAGTGAACCAAAATACTCTAACTGATTCTTATGTATAGGCAGGTTGTTTGGACAGGTAAACCCACGATGTTGAGCAAACTTAGGAAACATTTCAGCGATTTGATAAACGTCGTTGCCTTCACATGTTACTCTGTATTGAGTATTTTTAGGAAATCTCTTGTTAATCTGGGGAACGATGTAGGTTAATATCCCTAAATTTAATAACATCGCTTGAATATCCATTGCTAACTCTTCGGAGCAAGTTCCATAGATAAAACTTGGAGTTGTGTCTAGCCTATATCTGATACATCCATCACCCAAAAATGCAGATTGAAGAAAAGTTATATGACATTCTTCAGGAGAAGTCAATATTTTACTTGGAACTCTTTTATTACACGATGTATCATCAATATTAAAGTTATAAACTAACCATCTACTAACGCAGGCAGGAAGATGGCACCTATAAACATCCTTCCTTCCATCCATAGATTGGAGTCGCTCAGAAACGACCACGTCTCCACCAAAAGCTTGTCGTACATTCTCTACATAATCTTTTTGTATCATATTATCTGTAATGGTAAATTCTATATTAAATTGAGTACAAGCTCCCTCTGCAATAAGGTACCCCAACAATGATGTCGCTGAGATGATATAGATATTTCTCTATCTTTTAATTCCAGATTGGAAGTTTCAATATTTTTCCCGAATTTTCGCATACCTGTTTTAATGATAATAGGAGTTTTATCATCAATAGCGGATAATTCTTTCCATACAAATTCTCCATCCTCATTAAGAGTCATAATTCTATGGTTAAGTGTACAGTCAAACCAAACACCACCCGCATTAACTCTGTACATAGGCAAAAAGCCATGATCGAATAAACCCTTAATGCCTTCATCTTCTTCAAAAGCTGCTGCTTTAAATTCTTTCAGAGAAGTGAAATCTTCTTTGTTATTCTCTTTTACGTTCTGCGAGTATAAATCTGAAAGACGAACAATGCCATCTTCGCAAAAGATCCTTGTGGAATCTGTACTAACTGTCTTCGTATCGCTCGGGAGCCACGTACCTATGCCTACACGTTTACTCTCGGAAAGAAAAATTCTTTCCACAGGAAACTGCATAAAATCCCCTTTGAATTTTTCTTCTAGTCGCCACGCAGTGTGGGGACTTATTCTTCCTTCAATTTGTAAACCATATTTTTCAGTAAATTCATCTCGCAGACGATTAGGTACTAATAAAAAAGGATTTTCATGCATTTTACTACCGGCGAGAGCAAAGACTGCTCCCTCATCTGTCTTAGAGTATTCTTCCAAACCTCTTTTAAGTAAAGCTACAATTTGACTCTTGCCCGTGCTAACAGGCCCGAAAAGTAAAAGCATACGACGTGATGTTTCTGTCTTCTGAGCAGCAGAAGCAATGTAGGTCATAATTTCATCAACGCTACGTTCTATACCAAAAAGCGAATCTTCAAAAAAGTTGAACCTAATACGGTCGTTGCCAAAGAACTTTTGAGGTTCTTTGCCTGCCGCCAAAACCATATTATAAACTCGTTGATGAGTTAATACACCTAGATGAGGATATTTCCCTGATTCATAAAGCTCCAAGAATTCACGGAACGTCCCTGTCCACTTCTCTATCTTGACTGCTTCTTTGCTTGCAGATTGCAGCTTTTCAATAAAATTCATTATTAATTTCTCCAGGATTTAAAGAAAAATCTTTTTTAGAATTGGCACTAGTGCCTCGTTTTGTTCATCAATAGTCATTTTAGCATTATCTAAAATAAAACATCGCTCATGATTCCAGTCATAATCATCTAATGAAGCTTCGCTAGGATGCATATCTTTATGTCCATGTGGACTACGAGTTAGTCTCACTATATAACTATAGTCTTCCTTAAGGACAGTTTCAATCTCATTTGGAAATCTATTGTCAGTAATTAGATTTAAGGGTTTACCAGTTCTTTTAATTAGGCGAATTGTTGCTGCTGCCCAAACATTACCAAAAGTATAACGTATTAAATCAGTACCGAATATTTGCATAATATCTCTACCACTCATTGAGCCTGATTTATGTCCTAACGGCTGATGACTTGGATTAAAATAAGCGGCAGTTAGGTTCGCTTCATCTTGATATTCACATTTTAATACAGACCCACCTGTATATTCTATTTCACGACTACCCAATTTCCATCTAAGATAAGCCGAAGCATCTTCCCATTGATATTGAGTAGGTTGATTTTTTTCTTCATCACTACCATAACAGGCTTCGTAGGAAAGACCTAAAGTATTCATACAAAATG